TCCGCCAGCGTCCGCATCCGGTCCCGGATCTTCTTGAACAACGCATCCTCCAGGGCCGCCTCGGAGGCGACTCGCGCACGTTCGTCGAGGTCGAAGATGGCGTCCCGCATCGCCCAGACCGCCGCATTCTGGTCGGCGTAGACCTGAGCCTGATCCTCGGGGGCGAATTCGGTCGGAGTCCTGATCTCGAAATGGCCCGCCGCGCGTTCCATGGCTCGCTGCATCGACGCCACAACCCGCGCCGATGATGTCGAAGCACCCAGGCCACTGAGCAAGAGGCGGACCGGCCCCATGAATTTGGGGAACCTGGACGCGCGGCGGACGATTTCGCGGAGCACGGCCCGGCGCTTCGCCTCGTCGAGGGCGCTGTCTCCGTACCCCAGTTGACGGGCAACCCGGCGGAGCGCGGTCGGCGCCGTCCGCATCAGGCTTTCCCAGTGCCGATCCCAGAACGAATCCGGGATGAATTCGATGCCGGCATCCGCGAGGGCCGCCAGCAACTCGGCGCGGCGCCCGCGGGCGGACCGCGGCATCCAGGTCGGGACGACGACGATCTGCCTGCCGTCGTAATAGGCGCCCCGTCCCTCCGGTCCGTCGAGGCCCGCGTCATCCCGATCGTCGATCTTGATCGTCGGGGAGGTCGGGAACCGGGTGCGGAACGAGAGCAGATCCGGTTCGAGCGGCGGGTGTTCGGCCGGGGTTTTCAGGCTGAACATCGGGCGCGCGGCCGGGTCGGTGATGACCTCGCCGACGGCTTCGTCGATCGTAGGATCCGGCTTCGGACGCCACGCCCCCTCCAAGTACGGAGCCCTCCGAACAATCGTCGTCGGAGGGATGACAACATCCCGTAGCACCCCGCGGGCAATCAGTTCGTGAGCCAACAAAAGGGCCTTGGGATCGAGCGAGTACGTGTACCCGAACGCGACGTAAGCCCCGACCTGTTTGGCGTAATCCTTCAGCCAGTTCTGAATGCGGTCAGGGCTGGCGGACGGGTCGATTTCCAGAACGGACCGAACCGTTCCGTTCCCCATGAGCACGAGGACCACAAATGCGGAATTCGGCGGACCGAGTTTGGTGGCAGCCCCGATGAGGCTGTCCGGGTCTTTGATCGTACCCTCCCAAAGCGTGTTCGCGAGAATCGGGTCCGGGCGCGTGGGCTCGACGACGACCGAGGAGATCGATCGGTCCGGAGCGATGATGGTGTGGCGCCGGTGGTTCGTGATGATGTGACCGAGAAACTTCAGGTTCCACTTCCCGATGTCGGCGGCGTCGGTCACGAAAACCGACGTGTTCCGAATGTCTGGTTCGGATGGGCGCGAATCCCCGGACGGATGGTTGTGGGTGATGAAGTAGCTGTCGGCCTGATCCGCCAAGGGCCGCAGGGATTTCCAGTCGCTGACTCCAGGCTGGTAGAAGAACGTCACGTTCGGCTTGCGCGCCGACGTGTTCGCGACGCCGATGACGCGCCCCTTCTTGATGAACACCACCCGGAACACCTCGAAGGCCGGATTTCGGAACAGACCCGCGATCGCGTGACGGTCGGCCTGCGTCTTGGCGACCATCCCGATGGGGTTGACCGCCTTGACCTCGAAGTCGGCGGCGATCTGCGAGGCGATTACGCTTCCGACTCCAGGTAGCCCACCAGGTGGCCTTGGTGGTAGAGGTTCCGGTTGCGTTTCGGCACGAACTGGATCTTGCCCGAGCGACGCGACCGCTTTCTCGAAGTCGAGTTCGAGCTGGGCTTCGTCTTTCGTCGGCGCATTCAGGACTCCCGAAATTCCGCCGCGATCTCCTTCGCCAGTTCCGGGCTCCGGAACTCCTCGTCCAGAACCTTCGCCCTCGCGAAGGAGCGCGCGAGCAGCAGATCCAACGACTCGTCCCCGATCTTCGGGGTAGTAGTCTCGGTAGCGGCGGGGGACTTGTCCGCGGCGGGCGATGTTCCATGCCCAAAGCGCAGCCTGCGTTTCGCTGGGTTCCCACCCGTGTTTCGCGGCAATCTTGCGGATGACATCTTGGGCCTTTCGGATTCGAGCCGGCGTGGATTCTGGCGACCCAAAGATCGCTTCGAGAATGTGTCTGTCAACTGCGATCGCGCTTGAGTCCCCGCGCAGCGCCCGGTCGAACGGATCGATTTTCAGCCCCACGAGGGGTTCGTCGGCGACGGCTCGCTCGAGGTTCGCGATGACCGGGGCCATGAATCCCGTGAACGGTTCGCCGCGGATGTACTGGTCGAACGCCTTGACCGCGAGCGACACGTTCCCGCCGACGGAACTGTTCGCCGAGGTGGCGGCCAGGAATCGAAGGAAGATGGGAGCGTCGTCCCCCAGCATGGCGTCGACATGTTCCTTTTCCTCCCGGTACCAGTGGCGCCAGTCGGAGAACGCGCGCGCCCCCTCTTCCAAAATCCGGAACGCACGAACGCGCGCTTTGCGGCTGAACAGCATCGCCTGTTGCGGGTCGTACGGGATGGGCTTCGGGCGGGAGATCGGCGGCAGCAGCAGCCGGGCTCGGGCCTCGTTGATCTCCTCCAGGGCCGGTTCGTAGGCGCCCAAGTCCTCGAATCGCTGGATCTCGGCGGCGACCTCGTACAACTCCTGCGCCGTCGGGAGCCGGCCGAGCTCGTAGAAGTAGCGGGCGGCATAGACGAGACCATCCCGGTTGATCTGGTCCAGCCACGACTCGAGTTGCGCCAGGTTTTCGTCCGGAGCGAACGAGAGCATCTGCCCGTCGGCGGTCGCGGCCCCGATGTCGACGGCGAACCCGGTCAGCCGGACGTTGGAGTTGACCCGGCCGACGTGGATCGGCTTCCCGCGGGCGTGGGCTTCGGAGATGAGCTGCTCCCACCGGGCGCGCCGCGCCGGGTCGTCGAACCGACCGAGCTTCCAGTCCGTCGATCCGCCGAGAAACAGAACGTCGAACCCGTCCCACGGGATCTCGTCGAGGCGATCCTCCAGACCATTCTGGCCGACGAACGCGACGGGGAGGCTCCGGGCGCGCAGCCGGGGGCCCCAGACGCGGAACTGCGCGAGGGTGGCCTCGGCATTCCCAACTACGTCGGGTGCGACCACGAACAGAAGCTTGTCGGCGTCGGCTTCCGGGTCGAGGCGGTCGATGAGCTTCGTGAACCCGGCTTCGTCGAACCCGCGTTTCCCGAAGGCGCCGTTGTCGATCGCGAAGAACGGGTACCGGCGGGCGGCGGCGAGGCGGCCGGCGTCCCCCGGGGAGATGAGGAGTCCAATGTCCCCGCGGTCGACGGCGCGGGCCTCGATCTTCGGGCTGTGCTTCCCGGAGAGGTAGGCGATGCGGGCGACATCGGGATTCCCGCCGTTCGGGGTGAAGGCGTAGGCGCGGGGCTTGGTCGAGAACCGGGGCTGCCCTTCGCGCGCCGGCGACCATGAACCCTCCACGTCCTTCGGCCCGGTCGCCACGATCATGTGCGACCCGACGACCTGGGCGTTGTCGAAGTGGCCGCGGATGAGAGGCAGGTACCAGGATGCCGACTGGTGCCACTGCCAGGAATCCGGGCGCCCGGACGGACCGGGCTTCTTGCCGGGCTCGAAGTGGACCCAGAAGTAGGCGACGCCCTCCGGCTTCAACAGCTTCGCCGTCTGCCGGACGGTTTCGCGGATGGCCTGCTCCGGGTAGATGACGTTCAGGACGTTCGCGACGGTCACCGTGTCGACCGGGGCCCGGATGGCGGTTTCGACCGTCTCGTAGTTCGCGGAGGCGTCCTGGTTGAACGGATCGTAACGGAGGTTGCGGACCCCGAATTCGGCGAGGGCATCCCCCATCCACCGGGACCGGCCGGCGCCGAAGTCGACGTTGACGCCTCCGGGCAGCCAGCCGCCGAGGGCCTCGACCGCCCGCACGATGGCGGGGCGATTGTTCGGCAGGGCGGTGGCGGCGGAGGTGTACCGCTGGGCGACCTCATGGGCACGGGGGTCGAAGGCGAACTCGTTCTGCTTCCGGCTGAACATGGTCAGCTGGGCACCCGCACCACCGGATGGCGCGGGTGCCTGCGTCGGCTCGCGCTGCCCTACCGGCAGCCCTGCCCTTTCTTTTTCTTCGGTTTCGGCATTCTGCGACACCTCCTTCTTTCTCCCGACTCTCTCGAATCCGATGAAGTACCCATCGGATCGGACGCTCGGAGAAATCTCGTAGACGCTTTCCGGCTGGACCAATTTCCGCCCCTTGGCGAGTTGGCGGTAGAGATTGGCGGCGACGCTGGCGAGAGTGCCCCCGTGCCGCGGGATGAATTCGAGCACGGCCCCGACCGCACCCGACTGGTATCCGGTGTTCGAGACGAACGGCTTCTTGGGATCGATGGCGTAGAAGTCGATCCCATCCCAGCGTGCGTGAAACCCCTTCCACTCGATCCCGACCGGCGTTCCGTCGACATCGATGACGATGGCATTGTTCAGCCCCCAGTGCCCTTCTCCGGTCGTGACCGTCGGGAGTTCCCCGATCGGCTGCGCGATCTGGTGGACCGTGCCGTAATAAGCCCCACGCTGGGGAGCCGGGGCGTGCGCCATCCGGTAGGAGATGGCTTCCCCGGTCCGGTCCGCCTCGGAACTGCTGCGCGCGGTGTTGTCGATCCAGTCGGACATGGTGGCGAAGGTCGGGGCCGTGAACGGCGTTCCCGCCTCGGTCGGCTCCGGCGCCGGCGCGAAGCGGTCCTCGATCTCCTCCAGGCCGACCCGGTACGCATCGCCGGCGGCCTCGACCTTCTTCGCCCAGGCCGACGGCGCCCCGATCGCCGGGTCGTTCAGCATCCCGAGCCTCTCCTCCAGCTCCGTGACGGCGGCGTAGTAGGCCCGCGCCGGGTGAGCGTCGGGGAGCATGGTCTCCATCCGGTGGTAGAGCTGCCCCCGGGTGATCCCGGAGGCTACGGAGCCGTCGCGCCAGGCGATCACGCTGCGGGTGGCAACCGGGTGCGGGTTCCCGGGTTCGAGCGGCGTCAACCAGACGAACCGGAACGAGGTGCCCTTGCGATCGTAGTATTCCGGCGGGTTGTCATCGTCGTCCTGCTTCCCGGGGTTCATCACCACGAGATCGGCGGTCGACAGGTCGGGATGCAGCCGGAGAATGTCGCGAATCCAGTCAGCCGGATCCCCTCCGGCCCCCTTCGTCGGCAGGATGGATCGATGGATCTGCGCCAGGGGGACGTAGAACGATTCCCCGACCTTCTTCCCGGCCCGACGTTCGCCGGCCCCGGGTTCGACTCCGAGATCCATGGTCGGCTGGACAGCCTGCCGAGGGATGGCTCCGGTCGCGAACGGTCCAACAGCTCGACTCGCCTTGCGCCAGGCGTTCCGCTTCCGGTCGATCTCCGGATTCCCGCGGGCAATCAGACGGTCCACCAACGCACGGTCTCCGCCGCGGGCGGCCCGCCAGAAATCCTCGGGGGTGATGTCGAGGGATTCGATCGCCTTGCGGTCCTCCGGCTTGAGCATCGTCAGGAAGGACCCCAAGGGTTCGTCCATCGCCAGTTCGAGCGTTCGGCTTCCCGTCCAGAGCTTCAGCTCGTTGCGCGTCGCGGCCCGAACGTAATGCGGGTTCGACGGCTTCATGAACCACACCGACCGCATAGCCGCGTCCCCCGCCAGGGCTCCGGGGCGATTCGTCGCCTCCTGGTAGTCGAAGGCGAACACGGAAACGGCGTTCCCCATCGACGGCTTCGAAAGCCGCATGGCGACGGCATCCGACGGGGTCTGGGTGCCGACTCCGCCGTTCTCGTACTCGACGGCGATCGGGTTGGGATTCCCGGACCAGTACGCGCGCAGCATGACGGCGGCCGCGGCGCTCCCGGCGCCAACCGCATTCATGCCATCGATCACGGTCTCGTGCTTGTCCTTGCTGCCGCGCAAGACGGCGGAGAACGACTCCTGAGCATCGCGGGCGCGTGTGGCGTATCCCCCGATGTCCCCGATCGACCTCAGCCGATCCAGGTCGGCGTTCAACTGGACCCCGAGGCGGGCCATCTCCCGGCCGTCGTCGGTATCCGGCACCACGATCCGCGCCGGCGGGGCGCCCATCGGCTGACCGCCGAAGAAATCCCCCTGCCCTTCGAAGGCGTTCTTCTTCCGGGAGAACGCGACGGTCACCGATTCCGGCCGGTCGATCCGGGCCGTGGTCTCCTCGAAGGCCTGCTGCTCCGTGACCTGTTCGCCCTCGGACGTGAGGGCCCGGCGGCCGCGGCCTTCCTCGGCGATCGGCATGGTGCCGGTCTGGTCCCAAATCTGGACCGACGCGAACACCGTCGCGGTCATCGCCTTGAGATCCTCCCGCAGCCGCAGGTTGGGGCCCGTGTAGAAGGCGTGCGCGAATGACGCCCCGTGCATCTGGACCGCGGTGCGCGTGGCCTGCCGGATGACGTGTTTTTCCAGGTTGGCCGGGATCTCGAGGATGGCCCGGGCCACCTCGTTGACGTCGAGGAGCAGGACCGTGATGTGGTCGGTGCCGCGTTCGAGGGTCTTGCCGAGGCGCGCGACTAGGGATGATCCCGTGAACGCAGTCGTCGCGGCAATCTGGGCCACTTGCCCCTCGGGGCCGGTATTCGGTGCCCACAACGGCCCGCCCACGAGGGGATCGGGTCCGACGTTGGGGAGATCGAAGATCCCGTGGGTTCCGTCCTGATTGATGAGGGCGTAGGTCCCGTGGTTGATGACGACGTGCCCCTTGAAGATCTTCCCCCAGGGGTATGTCCTGGTCAGCATCGTCACCCCGAGATCCGCCTCGCTCGGCTTCGGAATCCCGGACGGGTGGTTGTGCATGTACCACACCCCGTCGGCGCCCGTCTCCTGGATCAACCGCTCGACGACCGCCATGTCGCGAGCCTCGGAGTAGATCGTCACGACGTCCGGGGTCCGGCTCGACGTGGAGTAGACCGCGACGATCCGGTTCCCCTTCGTCAGGATCATCCGGAACACCTCGAAGGCCGGGTTTCGAAGCAGCTGCCCGAACGCAGCCACGTCCTCCGGGGTCCGGGCACTCGCCCCGGCCAGGTTGACGGATTGCCCCAGCTCGGTCGCGCGCAGCAGCCGGCTGCGGATCGACGTTCCGGCCGGAAGCCCCTGCACTGGATCGATCGGCCTCGTCACATGGCGGAGCTTGGCCTCCATCCAAATGTCGCCCTTCCCCTTTCGGGTGACCTTCCGGGCCGGCTTCACCGGCGCGGACGCGATCTGGTATCCCGCGGCGAGCCCTTTGAGCTGAAGGGTGCGACGCTGAATGCTCTCGGGAGACGTGTCCTCGGACTCCGGGGTCCCCGGCTTCAGCTTGGAGATGTCGCCTTTGACCACGGCGCCGAGACGGCGAAGCTTCTCGATGCTGATGTCGAAGTTCCACCTGTCGACCCTGTGATTGGTCAGCAGGTAGGTCATGTACGCCTTGCCCTTCGTGGTCAGGCGCGAGATGCGGCCGGCGATCTGGGCGGTCTCCAGAGACGAGAACGGAGCCGAGAGCATGAAGATCTCCCGGGCGGCATCGCCGATGATGTCGTCGAGGCTGATCCCGGTCGAAGCCATCTGCGGCGTCGCGATGATGATCTTCAGCTCGTTCGCCTGGAAACGCGCAACCGTCTGCTCGATGTAGGCCCGCTCGGCAACGGTCGAGCCCCCGCCGAAAAGCCGCCCGACGTTGGCCGGGCCGAACTCCGTCGACAGCATGTTCGCGAGGGCGAGGAGGCTGGCGTTCGACCAGTCGCTGTCCGACGCGCGATAGCCGTAAACCACGACGCTCCGCCCGGCCCGAACCGCCTTGCTGATCTCATAGACGGCGACGCGAAGCTTGTAGAGTTCGAGGGCCTCGCGGCCGCGCATCAGAACGAAACCCTTCCGGGCCCGGTGGTCCGGTGTCCGCTTCGTGATGTATTCCAGAGCCTCGTCCATGATGTCCTTGACCGCGGCGAGCTCGGCTTCGCTTAGGCGGACGTGGGACACCGCGACTTCGAGGTTGTCGAGGGGGACTTCGCGTTTGAGGACCCGGCCCTGGGCGTAGGCTTTGCTGAACAGGGCATCGAGGGAGCTGGCGACATCGACGTGTTCTCCGGTATCCGAAAACACAACCGTGAACTCGCCGTTGATGTAGGCGAAGTCGACCTTGATTCCGACCCGGGCCAGGGCGGAGACGGGGGACTCGTCGAGGAGACTCTTGAGGTACCAGAGCTGCTCCGGTTTATCGAGCGGGGTGGCCGTCGCGAACAGAACCCGCTTCGCACTTTCCCCGATCTGCCGGCCGACCTTCGCCTTGGTCGAATCCTGCGCCTCGCCGCGGAGATTGTGGGCCTCGTCGTAGATGACCGTCGCGAACTTCTTGGGCTCGATCAGGCCGTTCGAGATGTCGTAGTAGGTCGCGATCGCGATCCCGTCGGCCGGCGGCATCGCCTGCCCCTTATAGCGGTAGAGCTTGATGCCGAGGACTTCGGCTTCCTTCGCGAAGGCGTCGGTGATGATCGAGTCCTTCTCGGTGACGATCAGGACCGGACCGTCCTTGTACCGGGTGAGGGCTTCCTGGGCGACGAACAGTTCCTGCCGGGTCTTGCCGGCGCCGGTGCCGTCGAACAGGCCGAAGTCCCGGCGCTCCCGATTCGGGTTGTCCCAGGTGGCGAGGATGCGGTCGGCCCCGTCCTGTTGGTGCGGGGCGAGATGTTTGGCGAGGGGATGCTTCTCCCAGTCGATGACGATCGGGCGCGGGGGGAGAAGCTCCGGGCGCGTGGTTATGACCTTGGCCCGAACCATCCCGACGGCACGACTCGCCTTGGGCTTCCTCTCCAGTTCGAGCTCGGGTTGCTTCGTGCGCTTCGACTCCGGGCCCTCGATCGGAACCGTGGCGTGTTTGATCTTGGCCTTCTTCGGCTTGGTCGACTGCCCGCCGAAATCGAAATCGAATTGCCCCGGAGGCTCACGCAGCTGCGGCGGTTCCAGGTAGCCGTCATCCCCCATCACCCACGGATCGTGGATGCCTTCGAACAGGGTCAACTCGTTCGGGGCGTTCGGGGTCGGCGCCGTGGCCCGGTTCTTCTGGGTCTCTCGGCGTTCGAGTTCCCTCTCGTGCTCGATGACGGTGTTTTCCTCGGGCAGGAAGAACCCCATGAATTCCTGGCCGAGCTGAGCCTCGATGGCCGCGATCCGGTGAACCTCGGCCTGGGTGAGCCCCTCCTTCTCCCGCTTCTTGTTGAGATCCTTCCACTCGCGCGCGAGCGACTTTCCGCCGCGCCCTTTGAGGCTGAATCGCTTCGGGTCGGTGGGGAGCGGGGCCGCGATCTTCCGCTGATTCTGGATGTAGGCTTCGAACTGATCGATGAGGGGCGCGACCTTCGCGCCGAAGATGTCGTCGGACTGCTCGTCCTTCAGTGAATCGGCCTTGGCGTTCCACTCGAAGAACCGCTGCCGCACGGCCCGGATCGTGTCGGTGTACTGGACGACGTACTCGACGGTTTTCTGACCCCGACGAACGATCTCGCGGGGGGTGACCACGATGTCGCTTTCGAGGATGCCGGCCATTGCCCGGCCGATCCGCATCTCGGTGGTGTCGACCAATTCCTGTTGCTGGTAGATCTGGTGAAAGACGACGTTGAGCGTTCGCTCGGACCCCTTCTCGTCCTCGGCCGCCTGCTCCATCACCCGCTGAAGCATCGCGGCCATGGAGTCGGCGAGTTGGTCGAGCCCCTTGGTGCGGAATCGAATCGCGAGCTTGGCGCCAAGGATTGCGATCTCCCCCGCTGTGAGAGACGCCGCCTTCCCGGCCCCCTTGCCGGCCGCCATTTTGATCGCCGCGGTGTTGTCGCCAAAGCCGGCCGCGGCGTAGAGGAACCGGATGTAGGTGTCGAGGGTGCTATAGGCCGACGGGTTCACGAACCCGATGCGGGAGTTGCGGTCGATCCGGCCGAGGTTGATCTGGCGGGTCAGCCAATCGCCGAGGGATTTGGATGACATCCCGGGATCGATTTCGAGGATGGCATCCAACCAGCCTTCGGTCCTGGCCTTCAGGGCGTCGGCCATGGCGAGGGTCTCGGCCGCCTGCGCCTGTCCGGCCTGCGGGTTAAGCACGTCGACCAGAATCATCGCCTCCTGAATCGCGGCGACGGAATCCATCGGCATCCAATCGAGGACCCGGTAGATGTGCCAGTTATCGCCCGGCGGCGGGCCAAGGCCGAAGTCGGCGGCGCGCTCCTTTTCGACGGCATGATGCTCCGCCATCTGTTCCGGGGTGAGCTTCCGCATCGCCTGGACGCGGCCGTTGCCGCCACCAACCCGGAAGATGGTCTCGTCCGTCGGGGTCGCCCCCCCGGCGAACTTCGGGGACGGGATGAGTACCGGGAGCCCCTCCGCCGCGGTCTCGGCGGTCGTGACAGCCAGGTTCGGGCGCCAACCCTTGGCGTTGAGGAGCACCTTGGACCGCTCCTCCTTGTCCTTGTAGTAGTCGCGCGTGTTTTCGAGCGGGGTGTAGTCGGGGTCCGGCTTGAAGTCGTCCCCCATGTGGCTCGAATGCACCGCGTCGTCCCGGACCCAGGCGTAGACCGCATTCAGTTCCCGGAAGTTCGTGCCGTAAACGAGGACCGGCTTGCCGAACACCGCCGCATCCCCGAATGCGCCCGGGGGCAGCCCGCCGGTGTCCCGCGGCGGATTGATGATCGCCCACGGCAGCACGGGCGCCGGCTGCCCGAGGAGAACGGCCGGATCCTTCCCCATCTGGCGGGCAATGGCCTCGAAGGATTTCAGGGTGTTCCACGCCTGGATGATGCGGGCGCGCCACTGCTCGACGACGGTCTGAACCTCGGGGGTAACCGGGTCCATTCCCTCGGTCCAACCGGCGGCCTCCAATGCCTGCCGGGCGCCCCAGAGCCGGCCGAGGGCGTTGTTGGCCCCCTGGATGGCCCGCTCCGGCACCGGCCCGTCGGGGGTCCACGGGTTCTTGCGGGCTTCCTCGGCCTCCTTCTTGGCGGCAGCGAGTTCATCCCGCAGCCGGGCGGCTTCGGATTCCCTCTCGGCGAGCTTCTTCTTGGCGGCCTCCACCTCGGCGGCGAGCTTCTCCGCCTCCGCCTTGGCTTTCGTGGCGGCTTCGTCGGCGGTCTTGGCGCGCTCCGCCGCCTCGGCCTCGGCCTTCTTCGCGGCCTCCAATTCGGCGGGATCGACCGTCGGCGTTGCAGAAACGGGGGCTGGCGTTGCAGGAACAGGGGGCGTCGTTGCAGGAACAGGGGGCGTCGTTGCAGGAACAGGGGGCGTCGTTGCAGGAACAGGCTCCGGCGTTGCAGCCGGGGTGGGCGCGGGCGCGGGTGTGGGCGCGGGTGTGGGCGCGGGTGTGGCGGCCGGGGGCGGAGTGGGGGCGACGGGGGCGGCGGGGGGCGCCGGGGGGACAGCGGCGGCGGCATCCGCGGCTTCCTTCCTGGCCTTCTCGACCTCGGCCTCGGCCTCGGCCACACGGCGCCGCAACTCCACGATGCGCCGGCTCTCCGCGGAATCGGGGCGGGCGAGGGCGGCGCCGAGGCCGGTCTGTCGCGCCTCCCGGGCCAGGGCCCGCATCAGGACCCGGCCGGCGACCTCGTTGGAGATCGGGCCAAGCTGCGGGAACCACTGGTGGAACTTGATCCGGAAGGCATCGACGATCCGAGCCAACAGGTTGTCCTCCCGGTAGAGCTTGGCGAGGTACTCGTCCGTCATCCCGCGAAGGCCAATGCGAGAGATCGAGTACCCGGCATCGTCCTTCTCCATCTGGATGAACCGATCCAGCAGACGCGCCCTCGCACTGGGGCGCATGGAACCAAGGAACTCCGTCATGTGCGCCTGTCCCTCCGGCGTCGCGTTGAGGGAATGGGCGAACTCCTCTCGGAGAATCATCCGGAGATGCTGCCGCTGCCGGCGGGCCCGGGAATTCTTCCCGAGGGTTTTCGCGATGTCGCCGCGGATGGACCCCTTGAAGATCGTCAGCTTGCCGTCCGCGAAGAATCCTTCCGTCTCGGTGTTGGGCGTCCCGTCCACGGACACCGGGCTCAGCGTCACGTTGCCCCTCGAATCGACGTACCCGCGTTCCTCGCGCCAGACGATTTTCGCCGGATCGATCCCCTCCTGGGCGGCGATGTTCTCCCAGTCCTGAGTCCGGATGCCGGGGAGCTTCGCCTCGGCCGTCTCAACTCGCCCGCCGCGCCGTTGGAAGCCACCAAGCAACGGGTCCGGAGCGGTGCCGCGCCGGATGTCCTTGGCGAAGGCCATCTCGAACCCCTGTTGGATCGTCGTGCTCTTTTCGACCAACCGCTTGATCCGGGCGACCTGGGGGGAATCCGCCCCGTAGAGGGCAGTCGCCTCCTCGATCATCTCCTGGGCGGCCTGCGGGGTTTCGAGGGCGTTGAATGCCTTCGCGGCCGCGCGCACCTCCACCTCGGTGGCTTGGAGAACGGCATCCAGGTCGACCCGCGGCGGCGTCTTGCCGTCGCCCTGGAGAGCAGTCCTCAACTCGTTGCGACCCATCTCGAACAGACTCTCGTCGCCGATGCGGGCTCCGGCCTCCATGCGCCAACGGGCGCGATTGGCGGCGGCGACCGCTCCTTCTTCGTCCGGATGGTAGGCTCCCGCCTGCCGGGCGCCGGCGAGGGCTTCCTTGTACTGCTCGACGATCCCACGCTGGACCTCGGCCCCGACCTTCTCCCGGGCCGCCCGCCGCATGAGGGGCGTGAAAGCTCCGCCCGCCGCGGCGCCGCCGAGGAACGACATCAGCGAATCCGTCAGGAGTTCCCGGACGTTGGTGAGCTGCGACGGATCGTAGAGGACGGCGGCGCTGACCCGGTTGGCGAGGGTGCTGGCGACTTCCTCGAGGCCTTCGGACACGGCCCCCTTGACGAACGTCTTGGCGACGGCCTCGCCGGCTTCCTTGATCGCGTCCTGCAGGGCGCCCCGGGGGGCCTGGCCGAGATACTTCCGGAGTGGCTCCGGCAGGTACGGCATCTTCCCGAGGATCCGGGCGGTCTTGCCGAGCACGCTGCCGAGGTACTCCGAGGCGAACTCCGCCCCGGTCGAGGCGATGGCGTGAGCGTAGGCCGCCTCGGGCGACGCCCCGCCGCGGATCGCCGCGTCGAAAGCCGGCCCGAACTGCGACATCGAAAGGGCGAGCAACCCCGGGGGGCCGGCCATCATCGCCGGCAGAGAGGTTACCATCGACGCTCCAACGCCGCCGGTGAACGATTCCTCGCGGCCTTCCGGGTTGTAGAAGTCCTCGACGCCGGCGATCTGGTCGGCCATCCAGCGGGACCGACCGGACTGGCGATTCCTGAGGAAGTTCACCCCCGGGTTGAGCGAAGGCATTCGCCCCTGCGAGATGTCGACCAGGGGGTTGAACTGAGCGTCCAGCCCGGACCGCATGGCTTCCCACGCCGTTTTCGCCGCGCCACCGGCGATGTCCCGCACCACGTCCATGACCGGCGTCGCCGCGGGCCCGGTGTCCTGCCGGTGATAGCGGGGATCCTCGAACGTCCCTGGGATCGGCGCCGGAGCCGTCCAGGCGGGAAGGTTGGAGATGGCCGGCGGAGGCGAATCGGCAACGCCTCCGAATTCGTCGACCGCGACGGCCGCGGGCGCGCCTTCGGCTACTCCGCCAAACTCGTCGCCATCAACGGGGATGCCTCCAAATTCGTCGGGTGGGATCATGGCTTTCGATACGTCCTCCCGTCCTTGCCGATGTACCTGGCCCCGGAGGGGAGAGCGTCAAAAGCTTTGCGAGTCGTGACCGTCGGGAGCGTCGCCAAGGCCGGCACCGAATTGGTCACGGCGGCGGCGGCGACGTCAGCCATGCGCGCGTAATTGGTGGCTCCGGGCTGGGCGGTGGCGGCCACCCCGCCCGGAACGATCGGCGGGGCTACCTGGGGGGCGGGCGCCGGCGCCCCCGGGTCCCCGACCAAGCCGCCGAACACTTCCGCCCATCCCATCGCGTCCTCCGGCATGAGGGCGGCCATGAGGTCCGCCTCGGTGATCTGCGGCTGGACGACGGGGGCGGAAGCCGGAACGGCCACTGCAGGAGGCCGAATGCCGGGGGTGAATCCCGGCACCAGCAACGCCTTGGCTCCGGTCCGGGCGGCGACGGCGGCCGCGGGTGACAGGGGAGCCGGGGGCAGCGAACTCATGAACGTCGGCGCCGTCGGAAGCTTCAACGGGGCCGTCCGGGTGTAGGGGGCAGCCTTGGCGGCGATCTCGGCATCCGCCAACGCCTGTTGGGCGGAGGAGAACTTTCCACCCGCTTGTTCTTCGAGGCGCGCGTTGAGGATGTTCAACGCCTCGGCCGACGTGTTCTTCCCGGGGACCAGCTTCGCGACGCCCTGCACGAAATCCACCCGCACCTGCGCGTTGGGGTCGGCCTTGCTGTTGAACTCGCTGGCGATCTGCAACGCGGCCTTTTTGTAATCCTGGACCGACGTGTTGAGGTTCGCCATCGCCTGCTTCTGGGCGTTGTAGGCCGCCAGCTGCGACGCCGCGTCGGATTCCCCGGCTTTGAACTCCAAGAGTTGAAGCTCGTTATCGAACGCCTGCTGGAGTCGGGCCCGCTCGTCCTGGCTGGTCGATGCCTTCCAGGCCCGCTCGATCTGCGCCAAGCGTTCGGTCCGGTCCTGCCGGTTCATCTCGATCTGCTCCCGGGCGATGTCCCGGTTCGCGGCCGCCTGCCGCTCCTGCGCTCGAAGGCTCGCCCACTGGATCCGTTGCTGCTCGTCCGCATCCTGGGCGTGGACGATCGCGGAACTGAGGGACCCCATGTCGTTGCCGAAGATCCACCGGCCGCCGGTGAAATTCCCGGTGGTCCCGCCTTCTCCACCGGCCGACCGCAACGCGGTCATGAGCTTTTGGATCGCCTGTTCTTGCCCCTGCACGTCCCGCCGGACGACCTGGGTGTTGTTCCCCCCGGTCCACATCGGGCCGACGGGATCTCGCGCGACGGTGAAGGCCGACGTCGCCGCCCCCGCCGGAGCCAGCCGAGACAGCCCGATCGCCTGAACCCGGGCGTGCCACGCTTCCGGATCGGCCCCCGGGGTGTAGGCGGGCACCTCGACACCGGGAATGAGGGTGTTTCGGGCGGAGCCGAGGTTGTGGGCGATGGACAGCTGGAGGGCTTCGCGGGCGGTCATGGTTAGGCTCGGCCTCCGAGGCCCATGTAGGAGTTGATCTGGATCTGTTGGAGAGCCCGGGTGAGAGCGTCGGAGTAGGTCGAACCGGCCTTGGCCTCGACGTCGATCGGTGTCAGCAGCCGGGAAAGCAGGGCGTCCGTGAGCGTCTGGCGCTGCCCCTGCGAGGCTGCCCGCATGGTCGCCAGAGCCCCGGTGTCAGCCCGCTCCTGGGTGGCCGCATCGACGGCCTCCTGTGCCCGCAGCTTCCCGGATTCGGCTGCGGCGATCCGGGCGAGCAGGCTGGAAAGCCCCCCGCCGACCGCGCCGCCGGCTCCGATCCGCCCCAGGCCGAGGGTGCGACGCAGATCGGCGAGCATCTGCTGGTTGAGGCCGGCGAATGCCTTCTTCCGCGCGTCCCGGATCGCTTGGAGCGTCGCTTGGTACCCGTTCGGCGAGTAGACGGCATCGAGGTTGGCCGTTTCCTGCCCGGTCGCGGCCGCGAGAGCCGGCTGGGTCGCCGTGAGGGCCGCGAAGAACGGGGCGGTCGTCGCGTCGATCGTGTCTCCCAGGCGCGACACCTGGTCGAACTGCTCGAATACGAGCGGGTCGGCCCCCGGGGTTTTGGCGATGCGCGCAGGCGTTCCCGCGGGGCCGCCGGGGGCAGTGGTGCCGAAGAAGTCGGGCATCTCCGTGGAGAGCACGGGTTTCTTCGGGAGTTTGGCGGGAATGGTCCAGGCTGCGGTGGGCATGGTCGACTAGGGTTTGAGGTACCCCTCGACGCCCCGGGCCTGACGATCCCGGGTGCGCTTCTGGTACCACATCAGGGCTTCCTCGAGGTGGGTGAGGGCGATCGAGTTCTCGCGGCAGGAGAACGGGCCGGACTGAAACCCGCGGGCGCGATCGATCAGGATGGCGAGGAGGGCCTCGTTGCTGATTCCGTTGATGCCAGCCTCGTTGATCGGGCCGTTCTGGAACTGGATGCGAACGAACGATCGTTCCGCCGTGATCCCGGGGCCGCCCGGGGGGCTCGTCATGGAAATCTCGTAGGCGTGGCTTGCCCCACCGCAGCCGGGTTCGTCGAGGGCTGCAACGTGGAGGTGCTCGTTCAATCCGTTGACGGCGTGATCCGTGATCGGGCGGGGTAGTGGGGTCATACGGCTTCGACGAGGATCGCTCCTACATGCAGGCGGTCAACAGGTGTGGGGTTGTCGGTTTCGGCGGATTCGAGCCACGCGACATACTGCCCCGCGGCAATCCGCTTCGTCACGGTCCGAACGGCTTCGGTCACCGCCGGGTAAGTGGTCCCACCAGTCGTGATCGCGCCTCCGGGAATGAGGCTGACTCGGCAATGCAGGCGTCCTCCGGCCGGATGGTAACCCTCGGCCGTCGGCGTCTCGTTGAAGATGATCGCGAACGTCCGGGGGGCGACAATGTTCTGGCCGTTGGTGCTTAACATGTAGGAATCCCAGTCGAAAAACCCGCCCCCGCTGGGGGTCCATGCGCGCACGAATCCGGTCTCGAACCAGTCGACCTTGAACTGGGTAATCTCGATGGCGATGCCGGTCGACAGGGGGCGGACTCTGGTGCTTCCGTCCCCGATCCTGGCCTCGTAGTCGTAGTAGGCCCAACCGGCGTTGGGGAGGGGTCCGCCACTACTGCTCGCCGCCGCCCGCTCGGCTGCCGTCTTGAGGCGCCCACTGGAAACCGGCAACGGCGCAGCCTGAAACCGCTCCGCCATCTCCCGTTGGTCGTTGTACTTGAGAACCTGCTGGTCGTAGGTCTGGAACACCGCGGCCAGACCCAGCTTGCCGTGCTGGCGCATCACCTCGGCGAGGGACGGGAACCGCGGCTTGGTCTGGACGGTAGTCGTTGGCATCAGGGCATGCCTCCCGCGCTCCGGGAAACGAATGCGACGAATCGCGTCAGGGTGACGGGGGCTCCGACGGCGGGCTCGACGCGGATGTCGAAAAAGACGTAGCGCCCCTCGACCTCGAACACCCAATGCGCCGGCTGCGTGTTCGGCTGCTTGTTGGCATCCAGCCGGCAGATGGCCTGCTTCTTGCTGAAATTCCAGATCCGGGTGCATCCGGGCGCCTCCGGGGCCGTGCTCGATGCCGACACCCCGATCCGCATCTCGAACCTTCCCGGGGCGTCCGTGGGGGTGGCGATGAATTCCACGATCGCGCGGCTGATCCGCTTCCACTCCTGGGTTCCGAACGACATCGAGCCGGTCAGAAGCTGGCATCCGTAGATGTCCGTCACCCAATCGTCCCCGGACCGACGCTCCCGACCGTAGAACTCGTCGTCGAACGTCTTGAGGCAGCCGTCCACAGACGACACCCCGATCAACTCGTAGCGCGATCCGCACTCGTCGCACGGGGGGTCGAACGGGGTGCAGCCATCCGCCGTCCCGGTCGCCTCGGGAAACACCCTGGCGTCATCCCGGGCGCCAATCGGCCAGTTGGCGTTCACTGCCTCCGGGGTGCAGATCCCGGACTCGACCCACCACTGGGCGAAGTCCCGCGACGAATCCAGATCCGCCGGGAGGAGCATGGTGAAGGCGTGGTCGATCAATCCCGACGACCCGATCCGGGTGTTGATGACGTAGGTCTGCCCGGCCGTCGGGCACGAGAAAAGCACCTCGTTTCTCCGGGGATCGTAGGCCGCCGCCGTCACGAGGCAGTTGTCCGTGTCGGACAGGAACGCGGACGGGAGGCCGTCGTTGATCCAGTCGGTCCATTCCGGCGCCGGCGAGAACGGGGTGATGGTGTAGATGCCGTCGGACCCGACGATGTACGCGATCGCTCGATCGACCGCGACGGCATTCGGGTTGAGCAGGCAGGCAACCCGCTCCTTGGAGTAGTAGACGTTCTGGAACACGAACACCCCGTCCACCACGCCGAGGCGCCAGTAGCCATGTGTCGTGAACAGGATGGTGACCGTTCCCAGCATCCGCGCCGCGAGAACCCGCTCCCCGGGGTTGAGCTCGAAGAAGCCGGCCGTGCTGCCGCTCGACTGGTCGAAGTCGATGGTCCCCTGATCGGCCCAGACCACCCGGTTTCGAGCGTCAACACCATCCATCACCAGGTCGGCGAGGAAGAACGTGCCCTGGAACGAGAACACGACGTGCGCTCCGGTCACGCCGATGAGGCTCAGGCTGGGAATTGTCGCGAACCCGTCCGGGCCTCCCACCCGGTTCCACAGGACGGTTTTCCCGTTCCCGGCCATGCACAAGGACCCGTTCGATGCGAATGACCATGCCCCGCCGGAATGACCGGACGCCATGTTCCGCCACCCGCCGTCCATCCGGTTCATCCAGATGTCGGATTCCGTGCCGATCAACAGGCGGGAGCCGGGGACCCCGGTGCGGCCGGGGTGAACGTGCCCGGACACCTTCGTTGCCAGTCCCCCGTGGAGATCGTGGAGATCGCTATTCGGATGCTCGGTCTGGTACCCGAATCGGCGCCACCCGCCACGCCGCGCGAGACGCCCGCTCTCGACCGCCCGGACGTTGACCGTCTTTCGCCACCGCCCCCAGGAGACCGCATTCGGATTCGAGCGCAGATCCATCGGGGCCGTGAGGTTCGGCCATTCGAGTTCCTTCTCGCCGACTGAAGCGATCGTGCTCACGCGAATTCGACGACGATGAGGCCGTTCTGGGGAGTTCCCCCCGTTGCCACAATGGTCCCGACGCCACCCGCGCCGCCGCCGCGGCCGCCGACCTCGTACACCGCCCCTCCGGCGCCCCCGGTACCGGGCACCCCGCCGCCGGGACTCAGCGTGCCGTTGTCGCCGGGATTTCCGACCGAACCGCTCGGGGTCCCGAGGCCCAAAGCGTTCAATCCGTAGCTGCTCGCCGGCAGGCCGCCGACCCCGACCGCGGTGTTGAACGTCGAATTGCCGCCCGGATTGCCGGGGGTGGCCGTCGCGTAGAGGGCGGCCCCGACCGATCCCTTGTAGATGGTCGACGCCCCGCCGTTGCGCCCCGGCAGCAGGTACCACTTCTCGCCGCTCGAAACGGCGATCCCGGTGATCTTGTGGTACGAACCGGACGCCCCGCCGCCGCCACCCGCCGAGGTGTACCCTGGCGCCGGAGAGATCCACCCAACGCTCGAAGCCCCGCCACCGACGCCACCGCTGCCCCACATCTCCACGGTCATGACGGTCGCGCCGTCGGGAACGGTGACCTCGGTTGCGGAATTCGCGTTGTCGGTGATGATCGGGGTGAACCCGGCCCCGGCCTTCCTCGACCCGCTGGCAACTGCGGAGAACCCGCTATTGAGCGCCGGACTCGAAGCCTTGACCGCATAGAAGTAAACGGTTCCGACTACCGCCGTCGTGTCCAGGTGCTCGGTGGTGCTGACCGTCGCGAGGAGAGTCATGCTCGCCGTGTCGGAGCTGGTGCCACGGAAAACCAAGTAGGAGGTCGCCCCGGTCACGCTGCCCCAGGTCACCTTCACGTCCGTCGATCGATCGCTCGTCGCCGCAACTCCGCTGGGCGCCGCAATGGACGACGAACCGCCGGTCCCTCCGCCAACGGTGCCAGTCCATTCCCCGTTCTCGTCGATCACCCCGATTTCCTCGAGGTACGCGAGGAACTGGTGGAAGATCCGGGTGGTTTGCGCCGCGGAGGTGGCCTTGTCGCAAGGGCTCGATTCCGGGGAGATGAGGTACGGGGCGACATCCTCTGCGGTGACTGGTGACGCCATGCGCGGGATTGAGCGCCCAGAATCCGTTCGTTGCAAGTCCGTGGACACGGGAAGCCTTGAATGCCAAGCTCCCGCTCGTGATCTCCTCTCAGGCGATTATCGCAGCCGGGTTGGATGCGTCATCCCTCCGGAAACGGTTCGAGACCCCAACCCTCGGCTTGGCCGAAAAGCGTTTGGTGGAGCGATGGCGAGCCCGGGCCCAGCAGGGACGCGACAACAACCTCGAAAACTACAAGCTCTACGCCGCTATCGATGCGGCCTGGGATGCCGGGTTTCGGCAGACGGCGCAGACCCTCATCGGCTTGATTCGCGACCTGTCGGAATCGTCCGGGGAGGATTCCTCGGCCGCGATGGAGACGGCAAGACGCTGGGGATTCACGCACCTCATCACGGACGAGAAGGACCCCAAGACGGGAAAGCCCACCGGGAAAAAGCTTCTGAGTCTGCCCGTGATGCACGGGGTCATCCTGTCCCTCCCAAGAGCCTTTACCCTCATGCGGGTTTCGCGCATCACCACGGAACGGCTTCAGGTGCCGCTGATGCGATTCGATCCGGCCTACATGACGGACGACAACCAGCTGAATTGCGAAATCGCCACCCAGCGAGTCGAGACCGGGAATCGGGAATTCGGGTACGCCGAGACGTTCGCCGAGGCGGTTCAGGCGGCGGCCATGTACGGGCAACAGATCATGCTCGTGGCCGAGGAATGGATCACGGAGAACGATGTCTTCGACGAGAAGATCCAGGACATTGACCCAACGACCGGGGGGCCGGCCGTCGATCCGAATACGGGAGAGGTTTTGCCGCCGCGCGTGATCGCGAAAACCAAGGTCGGCAAGGAGGGTCTCCGCTACGTCCTTCCCCACCCGTCACGGAGCTACATCGACATCGACTGGCCGGCGTGGACGTTCAACCACGATTCCGGGGTGGCCTTTCTCGGTTATTGGCGGGTTACCACGTTCAAGGCCATCCGCTCGAACACCGCCTATTGGAACCGCGATCGCATCACCCGATCGAGCATGATGGCGGACCCCAGGTGGTCGACCTACTTCCAGACGACCGGCAATCGGCAGATGTCGGTGCCCTATTCGACGAACTGGTTCTCGACGGCGGACCGCGAGCAGCAGCTGGACAAGGCCACCGCCTTCTACAGCGCCGCCCAGGACGACCAGCCGGTTTGGGTCACGGAACACTTCGAGAAGATCAACCCGCGCGTGGACTTCGACGACCCGTCGATGCCGGACGCGGAGATCTGGTTCCGGATCGTCCTGGCCTCGGACGACACCCCGATCTACGTCACGGCCCTGGTCGAGCGTCCCGGATGCGTCTGGCTCTATGAGCCCATCGGAAGTCGATCGCTTCAATCGAGCCTGATGATCGAGCTGATGCCCTACGGGGACATGGGCACAAACCTCCTCACCCAAGCCCTCATTTCGGCGGAGCAGAATCTGGCGAACCTCACGTTCTTCGACAAAGACGTCATCGACCCGGTGGATCTGAGGAGCACGGTCGAAAACCCGAATCGCAAGTTCTTCCGAAAGCTGGTGTTCAAGGAGTTCAGCGGGCGCAAGCTTCTGCGGCAGCAGGCGGACATCAAATCGGTGTTCCAGTCTTTCCGGTTCCCGCAGCTCGACGTCTCCAGCCACCTTTCCCTCCTGCACGAGTTGGTGTCGTTCATGCAGAGAGCCGTCGGCATGAGCGAGCAGGAAGTCGGGAGCACGGCCTCCCACGAGCAATCCGCCGAGGAGATCCGGACCATCCACACCGCCACCGGGCACCGGGCCGAATACGTCGCGTCGTGGATCGACTTCAGCTTCGAGGCATGGAAGCGGCAGATGTTCGCCTACTACACCCAGTACTCCACCATCGACGCCTATGCGTTCCTGGGAGGGGACAACGCCCAGCGGGTGATCGATGCCGGATACGTGGTGGAGAAGGTGGGGCAAAACGGAATCTTGGTCCGGGCCCCGATGCGCGGGATGCGCGTCGAGCACTTCGCCGCCCAGCGTGATGGTCCCAACCGGATCCCGTGGGTGTCGATCGGCGGCCAGATGCTCGCCTTCCTGAACGGCATCATGGGCTCGCCTCTCGTCCAGGTGGTCCCCCCGCAGCAACTCGCCGATCTCGTGAACGAAGGACTCGAAGCCCTCCAGTTCCCCAGGTCGTTCCGCCTTCGAATCCCCCCGACGCCCGAGTCCGGAGTCCCCCAGGTCATGCAGGAATACATCCAGGAGCAGCTCGCGGCCTTGGCCGGTCAGGTGAAAACTTTCGTTGCTCAACAGATCCGAGAGAGCAACGCCGCGGAGAAAAACTGAAGCAACCCCCATGAAGAAAATCACCATCGCCGCCGTAGCAGCCCTCGCCGTCGTGCTTTCGGCCTGCTCGACCAACAACACCGACGTCGGGCTCAACTGCGAGACGGCGACGAAGGCGTACACCATGTACCTCGCGTCCCTTCAGGTCCGGGAACCCAGCAAGGACGAGGTGAAGGCGGCCGCCCTCGCCGCGGCATACCTCTCGGCGTTTTGCGGCTGGACCCCCGCCGAGCCCGCTCCCGCCGCCGCGCCCGGTCCGGTGCAGGCAATCGCTCCGAAATCGAAAGCCGCCGCCCCGGCCCCGTCGGCTCCCGTCGACAGATACAACGTCCCGGTCATCGTTCCTAAGTAAACCACCACCGTGTACTCGACGAACGAAACGGCCATGATGGATTCCATCCTGAAGGCAGCCGATTACGCTGCCCAAAGAAACGACCGCTACCTGTTCGTCGCGCTCTTGGTGCTGTGCGTAATCGGCATCGCGGTGATCGCGAAATGGCTCGCCGGCCAGTACAACCGAATCCTCCGCGAGTGGCGGGAGGACATGGCGACGATCCAGAAGGAGCGCCGCGAGGACATGAAGCAGTTCTCGGAGGAGGTGCTCCGGCTGCACAAAGAACGAGTCGAGGCCGCCGAGGCGTACACGGAGCAGATCGTCGGGATCCACAAGGTCCACATCGATGAGAGCCGCAACCTCTTTCGCGACTACTCGACGGCCCTCGCCGACAATTCGAGAGCGATGACGGCGGTTGCCAGGTCGCTTTCCGAACTTCAACACTCCTGCGCCAACCGCCGAGACGGCGCCCCATCGCACGTTGGAACCCAGGTAAACCCGTTGGATCGATGAACTGCCACATAACCTTCGTCTACGACGGCGAAGTGCAGGAGATGCGGGTCCGGGAATTGTCGCTTGCGGTGATTTTGGCGGCGCGGCACTACAAGGTACTCGTCCACACGAACCTCGGATCGGTCCTTTCGAAGCTCGGGCTTCCGTGCGAGATCGTCCCGACCGGGATCCCTTCCTCGGAGCGGTTCTGGGTGGAGCGGAAGCTCCGGACGTTCCTGCTGTCCGGTTCCTCCCCGGGGCCTTTCGTCCACATCGATCATGACGTGTTCCTGATCGATCCCCTTCCGAAACGCCTCACCGATAGCCCGCTGTTCGCCCAGTCCGACGAACCGTCCTCGTATTACCGAAAGCTCCCAGGGATGCCGCGCGCGTGGCTCTCGAAGTACGTCGGCCCGTTGAACCCGTTCCGGGCTTTCAACATGGGGGTGTTCGGAGGGAAAAACGGGAGGGTGGCCGAATTCGCCCGCCACGCCCTGGCCGCGGCCGCGGAAGCCCCGCTGGACACGCCGGCGACCTACATCGAGCAGGCGACCCTGGGACGGTTTCGGGATGTCGCGACCCTGTTCCGATTCGGGGATAAACCACCGAAGGGATACGTCCACCTGATGCAGTCGAAGGGGGACCCGAGCGTCCAGCGACGGATCGCCGAAAGGTTGGCCCGGGAGAAAACCTCGGCCCCGCCGCCTCCGCCGCCAGCCCCCACAACGGCCGTTGATTCGGAAACCCCTTGCTTCGTCGAGTTGGGTCGCTACGGGGACATCATCAACCTGCTGCCGGTGCTCGAAGATGTCGCCCGGACCCGGAAGCGCCCGGTGGCCCTGATCGTCTCGGATCAATTCGCGGATCTCCTCGAAGGCGTTTCCTACGTCGTCCCGATCCCGATGCGACTCGAAACCGCCGACATCCAGCCGGCGATCAAAGAGGCGCGGGCCCGGTTCTCGAACGTCATCGTTTCCCAGGTCTACGCCAACGGCTGGAACCCCGGAAAACACTGCCCGTCCTACAACATGGACAGCTGGCGGTTGTCCGGGTACCTGGACCGCTGGGCGGACCCCGACCTGAAGCTGAACTTCGACCGCCGCGACTACCGCCGCGAACGGAGCCTCATCGGGAAGGTCTGGCCGACGGACGGGCGCCCGGTGGTCCTGGTCAACCTGCAGGCCGGGCATTCCAGCCCATTCGCGCAATGGGAAGCCTGCCAGCGGGAGTTGATGGCGCGTTGGGGGGAGACGATCGCCTTCGTCGAAATCGGGAAGCTGCGGGCCGGGCGGATCTTCGATCTCGTGGGTCTCATGGAGTTGGCTGACGGCCTGGTCACGATCGACACCGCGACGCTCCACCTCGCCGCAGCCACGAGCGTCGACACCATCGCCCTGCTGTCCGCCATCGGGCCTTGGAACCAGTCGACTCCGCGATGCCGGTGCCCCCTCGCTTTCCCCTGCGACCAGTGGCAGACGCGCATCGGCGACATCCACGAGACGATTCTCGCGATGACGAAGCGTCCCCGCATCATCCACGCCTTCGATCGGAGGGGGACGCAAAATCCCCGGATCGAACGCGCCCAGGCCTCCTGGCGCGCTCTGGACTGGGTGGGGGCGCCCTACAGCGAGGCCCGATACAAGCGGAGCGCCAAGGACCTCGGCGACGCCCGGGCGCTGCCCTACCTGAAGGACGTGCTCGCCAACGCCCTCGAACACGCCGAGGACCGCGACTACATCGTTTTCACGAACGACGACATCACCCTGACCCGGGAGACCGACAGGGAAGTTCGCCGGCTGCTCGCCAAGGCCGTCATGGTGACCGGGCGGCGCACGGAGATCGGCGGGGACCGGAAAACCCATCCGGGGCGGGATCTCGTCGCGTTCCGGGCCGGCTGGCTGCGGATGAACATGCGGAGCGTCCCCGACTTCCTCCTGGGGGCCTCGATGTGGGACCTCTGGGCGGCAGCTCGCGCCCGACAACTGTGCGGAATCGCAACGGCCGACGGGGCCCGCCGCTTGATCGGGGTCATCGTGGACAAGGGAAGCCCAATGCTGGACTCGCCGGCTTGCGAGATGCCACGGGGGACGGTTCAACACGAACCCCATGTCGGAACGTGGACACTCGATGAGGCTTCGCCGTCGGAAGCCCACAACCGCAAAGCCTTCGCCCGATGGCGGGAGAACCCGGAAAACATATCATGAAGGTTCAATTCGGATGCGGCGGGAACATCCTGCCGGGTTGGGAGAACCATGACAGCGACGTGGACATCACCGCCCCGCTGCCGTACCCGGACTCGTCCGTCGACGAGGTTTTCTCCGAGCACTGCATGGAGCACGTCGACAGCCACCAAGCCGTCCGATTCCTCGACGAGTGCCTTCGAATTCTCAAGCCCGGAGGAAAGCTGCGACTGTGCATCCCGGTCATCGATCGGCTGGAGATGGCCCACGCCAGGGACATCGTATTCGGCCACGGGCACAAGGCGACTTACACGACCACCCTGCTGATGCACCTTCTCCGGATTACAGGATTCACCGGAGTGGTCGAGGTCGGGTTCAACCCGGACATCGACGGGCATTGGAAGGTGATCGGGCGGGAAAAGGACGGAATCGAAACCTGCCGTCTTGAAGCTTTCAAATGAAACCCGAGCTTTGCGGAAATGATCCCGAAACTACTGCATTGGGTTTGGCTGGGTGGGGCGTTGCCGCCGAAGCATTTCGCGTGGATGGCATCGGTCATCCAGCTGCATCCCGACTGGAAGTGCATCCTTTGGAACGAGAGTAACCTGGGGGATCTCGGATTAACCGCGGACGGTTTGTCCACTTGGGTCGGGCGCGGTTCGTGTCGGTTCGGATCGTCGCAAGCCTCGATCTCGAACTTGGTGCGCCTTCATGCGGTCTTGCGGTTCGGGGGTGTGTACCTCGATACGGACATCGAGTGCCTGAAGCCGCTGGATAGCCTTCTCGGCGCCACCGCTTTCGCCGCCGCCCAGGACCACCACGAAGGACGGCGCCGTTTCTGCAATGCGGTCTTCGGCGCCACGAAGGACAACCCGTGGGTTTCGTGGCAGGTGGATCGGGCCGCGGATCTTCTCGGGGCAAGCGCCGATTGGGGGCCGACCTTGATGTCGGCCGCGCCCGAGTGCCCGGGATTCGAGGTGGTCCCGACGCATTTGTTCTACCCGTTCCTATGGGACTCTCCCGAGTCCGACCGAAAGCCTCATCCCGAATCGATTCTTGTCCACCACTGGGCGAAGTCATGGACGAAATGAACTACACGATTGGAACCGGATTCTTCGAGAGCCCGCATCCGCTTCCTGGATTCGCGGAAATCTGGATGCGGCAGATCGCCAAAGCCGACCCGCAGCCGAAAGGGATAATTGCGATCGGCGTTGGCGGATGCTCCCCACCATACCGCAGTCCGATTCAGTCAATCACGCTGAGTGGCAATCTCGGTCACATCGGAGGATCTCGCCACCACCTTGGCGGATGGTCCGCCGGGGCGATTGCGCTCGCCATGGCCGCGTACAACAACGGAACCGACTTCATTTACGTCGAGCAGGATTGCCTATGCTTCGGGGACTGGGTGCGGACCATCTACCAGGACGCGGAGCTTTTGCAGGTGGCGTTCGGCCGAAGCATCGGGATGGCGGCGGCTCAGGCACTGTTCCTCGTCAAACACGACTACATTCCGCAGTTTGCCTGCGATTACATGATGCTACCGAGGGATAGCCTTGAATTCTTGCCCGAGTCCAAATTCGCAAAACTCGCCGAACTTAAACCCGATAAGTGGGGGCGATTTTCTTTCGGGTACGACCGGGATAGACCGTTCGACGTGAATCAGAAGACTTTCTACTTGCAGCACATCACGGCGCAAGAACTCGACGTGCTCGGTGAGGCTGGATTGATTTCATAAAACCATGAAAGTGTTCATCGAGTGTCTCGGAAGGCTGGCTAACCAACTTCTCTGCATATCGAATGCCTCGTATTGGAGCGGTGTGCACGGGTTCCGGAACAGAGAGTTCGTGGTCAACTACCGGGAGCTTGAAAGCCCAAGGGTATCGCTTCCGAGCGGTTTCGTTGCCAAGGCCGGAAGTTTTCCGGAGGACCTTCCCAAGCTAGCCTCCGGCGACATTGCCAAAACGAGCGCCGACTGCATTTGGGAGTGGCCCGATGTTTACTTCAAAATGGCGCCAACGGAAAACCTGATCGAAGGCATCAGGTCCGTAAGGCTAAACGGCGGATTCTCGGAAGCGGTCAAGCGTTCAGCCTTCGGTAGAATCGGAATCCACGCGAGATTCGGAGATTTCTCTCCGGCCGGGACGCCAGGCGCGGACTTTCTGAGAGCCCCGAGCGAGTATTACCTGGACGCAATTTCGAAGTGCAAACGCATGGGGCACAATTCGTTTTACTTAGCCACCGATGGGACGGACGATGAAACCAGATTTCTGTATGAAGCCGGTGGAGTCGAGCGTGGGCGTCCGGATGACCCGCTGTTCGACTTGTTCGCGCTCGCGTCCAGTCGGGCGATAATTGGATCCGACTCAACTTTCAGCTGGGTTGCATCTCTGTACAGTGGCATCAAGATGTGCTCTCCAAAGTCTCCGGACATGACCGAATTCCCACACCCGTGAAATACGAATTCCAGGACACGTGCCAAATACCGAAAGAAAGGCTGAACAGGATATTCACCGAAGCTTTCGGGTGGAAGAATGACGGCGTCCTTGTGGAGGTTGGCGCCTATGACGGGTGGCATTGGTCTTGCACTTGGGGGCTCGCCAAATCTGGCTGGAGATCGCTGTACTTCGAGCCGGTTGCCGACCTTTTCCGCCAATGTGTTAGCACGTTTTCGGGATTTCCAAACACCCGTGTCATCAACTGCTGCATTGGTGACTACAGCGGAACCGTGACGCTTGGCATGTGTGATTACGGAGCGTCGTTTTCGAGCAAGGTCGGGGCGTTCGAAGTCGGCCAATTAACGCTCGATCAGGCCTTGCAGGACAACGGTATCCCGGAAGGGTTCGACCTCCTTGTCGTGGACGTGGAGGGGTACGAAGAAAATGTTCTCGCAGGGTTCACGATCGAGAAGTGGAGGCCGAAGGTCATAATCATCGAACGCCCACCCGAGCCGAATAAGATCACTCAGTTTGGGTACGTGACGAAATTCAAGGACTGGATCAATACCGTTTACGTTAGGCCATGAAACTGGTCCTATTCACCATCGTCCTCGACGGGATGCCCTACATCACCTGGCACCTGCCGATGCTCAACCGGCTCCGGTGCGACTGGGTGTGGCACGTCATCGAAGGCGTCGCGCTCCCGAAGGCGTGCACGAAGTGGTGCCAGCGCATCGAGCCTCGCCTGTCGAACGACGGGACCACCGAGTACCTCGACTCGATTGCCTCTCACCCGCGCGTCCGGATCCACCGGAAGACTGCCTGGAACGGAAAGCTCGAGATGGTGAACGTCCCCATGGGGTTGCTGGACTCCCAGTGCCTGCTCCTGCAGGTCGATTCCGACGAGCTCTGGCAGGCCGGCCAGATCGAAACCGTTCGCCAGCTGTTCATCCGGGAGCCCGAGAAAAACCACGCCCTGTTCACCTGCCGCTACTTCGTCGGCCAGAACCTCGCCGTGACCGCCAGGGGCGGGTATGGGAACCGGAATGGGGAATGGCTGCGGGCGTTCCGGGTTGAGCCTGGGATGGCCTTCTCGTCGCATGAGCCGCCGGCGATCGCCGGGCTCGCCCAGACCGCGTTCATGCCGGAGGAAACCGAGCGGCTGGGGCTGGTGTTCGACCACTACGCCTACGCGACCCGCAAGGCGGTTCAGTTCAAGGAGGACTACTACGGGTACAAGGGCGCCGTCGCGGCGTGGGAGAGGCTTCAGGCCAACCGGGATTGGCCGGCGCGGCTGCGGAACTTCCTGCCCTGGGTGGACACCGACTCGCTCGTGGAGCGGGTGGCCTAGTGGGGCGCCGCCGGGGACCACTCGCGGTCTCGCCCTCCACCACTGATCGTCCGAAAGCGAGGACGTCTACGTCCCCGGCGGCCCGGCAGGGGCATTAGATCTCATCGATCCCGACTCCGCCACCAGAACTTCCGGAGCAGCCGCCGCACACGGTCGCCAGGATCGCCCCAAAGACCCCGGAGGAGGACATGGCCCCGCCGTCGAAGAAGAAGCAGGTGGCCGACGGGATCTCGGAAAGGACGACGTGGGTCGGAATCAGATCGCAGGGAGACACGACCTCCGCGTTCGTCGAGCGCAGCGGGGTGACGACGGCCAGGTCGATCGCGTTCCCGACGACGACATTCGCAGCGGATCGGATCGACGGCGAACATGAGCTCTCGGCGCCGGCGGAGTAGAGCACGACGAGCTTGCGTGCCCCGGGGCGCCCGGACCCCAGGAGAATCTGGGCGGCATCCATGAGAGCCTTCCCCGTGTCCCCGCCCGCATTGAGGAAGCACGGACGCATGTCGACGTAACTGGACCACTCCGAGCCGGTCCAGATCCGGTCGTTGCCCTCGCGGGACCCGCCGATGCCTTCCGGCAAGGACACCTGGTTCCACCCCCCGGCGACGTAGCCGTCGGCCGCCGCGACGGTGCCGGCGTCGAGGAGATCCATCGAAAGCATCAGCTGAAGGATGGCGGCCGGGTAGACGTCCCGCGCATTGGACTGGAACCGGCGAAGCGCCCTGGCTCGAACCGAGGCCTCGTTGCGAATCGTGAACACCGGGGCCTCGACCCAGACGGAGCCATCATCGGCAACGACGACGACATCCCAGGGAACGGCGGCGATGCAGGCGGCCGCCTCGACCGTGACCGTCGCGACGGCGAGTTTCCCGTTCCAGATCCCGGTGATCGTCGTCGTGCCGGGAGCCACCCCGTCGAGCAGGCCTTTCCCGAGGGCGATAACAACCCCGGTGTCCGCCGAGGTGAAGGCCGTTTCGCCGGTGACGTCGGCGCTCCGACCGTCGTTGAAATGGGCGATCGCCTGGACGTAGCCGCCGCGGCCGGCCGGGATCGTCATGGTCGCCGGCGTCAGCGAGAGCTCGGAAACCGCCAGGGACCCGGAATCGCACTCGTCCGGATGGTCGAGGGCGTAGAGGGGGTTCCTGCAGGACGAATACCAATCGGAGCAAGCCCCTCCACCGCCGCCGCCCGTGGTTCCGGTGCCGCAGGTGTAGCCGGTGAACTCGACGATTTCGCAAGGATTGCTCATGGGACGAAAACGGTTTCGATCAATCGGTATCCGGATGGAGACGGCAACCCGACAGCTCTGTTATCCCACTCGACCATGTTCGACGGATCGCTCTCCAACCCCGACTGGTTGTAAGCGGTGAGGTCGAAGTACCAGATCGCCGCACCGAGGTCGGAAACCTCCGTGTTGGTGACAATGCCGACGTCGATCACCCTCACGACGTTGCTGGGCGAGTCGTGGATTCTGAGGCGGTACCCGGCGAGATCCGGCTCCGAGTTCGCATCCCACACCAAACGCACGCTGGCGGCGCCCACGCAGAACGCCGTCGCGGCGAGCATCAGCAGGCATGCGATCCTACGGGACATAGACGGTAACCGTCGTGCGGTATCCGGTCGGCGCGGCAAGCAGCGGCGGGGTCGTCCACGAGATCTCCGGGCTGTTCGCGCTCTCGCGCCCGTCGAGGGCCCGGGCCTGAATCGCCGATCGGTAGATGGTTCCGGGACTGACGGCGAAGACGAAGCTCGTCGTCCCGGCTGGTACGAGGTAGTTGGTGAAGTAGGCCCCGGGGGTGGAGGTTCCGAGGAACAGGCGGAAACCGGCCGTCGCCTCGGGCTGCGAGTTCCAAACGACGGTTGTGGTGAAGTGCCCGGATGCTTGGGCGTAGACGGCGACCGATGCGGCGGCCAGAAGGCCGACGGCAAGGGAAATGATCGATTTGGTTTTGTTCATGGGGAAGCCCTTCAGAGGACCGAGAAATCGCTTACCGTCACAACGGCGCCCGGGGCGACCACAGGGGCAAGCGGAAGCGTGACGTCTCCGTAAAGCCATGCGTCGAACGGAGTGTCGCCGTTACCGGCACGCAACACGGACGAGCGAATCACGTCGGCGATAGTGGTGTCCCCGACTCGCCCGGACCAGAACGGATTGGTGCCGAACGCGCCGTAACACCACCCAATGGTAAGCGAGATCGGGTGGTTCACGAACCCCGGAAACATCCAGCGCGCCATGTGCCGCTGGCCATCCGTGTCCTCCATCTGGTAGCTCTTGAAAAGGATGGTGATGACAGGACGTGTCCATACACCGTTGGAATCCACGGTGTACAGCGTGTGCAGGTGCCGTTCGGTTTGGCTATAGTACCATCGGTATTGGCCGGGTGCTACCGTCCACCCCCCGTTGGTCCACGCTACGGACTTGTTGGTTGAAGTGATTCGGGTGTAATCGACCCACATCGAAACGTCGATGAACCCATTGGTTGGCGTCGTCCATTCGCCGCGTCGATAGGCTATGTTGTTCGATAAATAGCAGCGAAGCCAGTAACCCTCGTCGATGGCCGGCGTATGAGGCTGGCCGTCGAGGTAGCCTCCGGAGAAGTTTCCCGAGGTGCTGGTCATGCCGCTGGCATCCAGTCGAACGACTGGTCGCTGGAAAGAAGGCCAACTTGTCTGATCCGGAATTCCGTCGTTGGGCTTATTCGTGACAATCAGCGGATCGACTCCGGCAAATGCCGTCGTTCCTGTGTCGCCGAAATCCGAGAAAGCGACATCGTTCGGCGAGAGCCAAGAATCCGTCAGGATGCACCGACCTCCGTGGCCGTCTTTGTTGTGGACGCCCGTTTTCAACCGAGCCAAGCGCCCAAAGATCTGAACGGCGTCCGGCTGAATCCGGGCCACCTCGTCCCGCTGCCAGTTGAGCAGGCGCCAATCATTGCTGACCACGGAGCCGGTCCATCGTTCGCCTTCACGGACGACGGGCGTCCACCCTTCGCGTTGAATCTGAACAACCCACCTGTCGAAATCCCTGCCGGCCAATCCGCGCGCGGTCGGCTCCGTCAGGATAAGCACGGTCCCGGCGCGGGACGAGAACGCCAGCAAGAGCCAGAAGGTGAGAGCTTTCATTTGTTCCCGAATTTGACGCCAATCGAGTCTATGGCAGACACCACTTGGCTGAGTGCGGTTGACGCGGTTCCGTATGCGTTGAATCCAAAGCCGACTGTTCCTGTCGGGATGTTCGAGGTCAATGAGCCCGACCAAGCCAGCTGGTTCCGATTGGTGTAGATGCTGAATACGGCCACCTGATTTGTTGCGAACATCCGAAGATTGTACCAAGTGTTGGTATCGCACTGAAACCCGGTAGGCGTGATGGACCTGCTGGTGGTTCCTGTGACGGCTTCCCCATAGAAGACTCCGTTGGTCGCCGAGAATACGAGAGCTTCGACGAGATTTGTACTATTGGGGCCTCCCGAAGCTCCTCCCATAAACCCAACTCTCGAAATGGCCCCGTTCGTCTGTACGAATCTGTAATCGGCAATGACACGAGTCTCGTTAGTCGGGTAAAAATTGGCTCCTGTTATTCCGACGTAACCTCCCGAGTTCGTGCTTGATCCGCTTGCCATTGTCACCACGCCGCCTTTGCCCCATTGAGACGAAAGGGCATCCGCGCCAGTTCCGCCGTTGATTAGGCCGGAAGTAAACGGTTCGAGGGCGGTTGCAGTATTGTGACCAATGAGTGGGCAGACGATCTCCTGCCACTCCGGCATGGAGTCGAACGGGGTCAGCAGATCGCCGTTCACCCAGTTCGATCCGTTGTAGACCAGAACCTGACCGGCAATCGGGGAGTTGATGGTCGGAGCAAAAGGGGTATTCGTCGGAGCCTCGTTGTACTTCAGCAACGCCGCCGAGATCTTAGTGAAGCCGGCATTCGCATTCGTCGGCGAGCCGAGAACAGTCGTTGAACAATCCCACTTGAGAGACAGCGTGACGTTGCTCGACCAATCGACCGTGATGTTGGTGGCAACTAAGCTGAACGCCTGCGCGGATGATCCCGCGTCGCCTGCGTACCCGATACCTGGATTGATAGGAACCGCAGATCCGCCGAGTTGGACAAAGCTGGCGGTGTTGGACGATTCCCGAACCAGCATGAAGTTCGCCACGTACAGCTTTCCGCGGGATGTTGACGAAGAAGGTTGATAAAGGTCCTCAATGACCCGCACGCCATTAACTTCAACCCTGTAATCCACGCTGATCGTCGAGCCGCTTGCATTCGAGATGACCCCGGAGGCGTAGCCGAATAGGAATTTTCCGACTGCATTCGGAAGGTCGTTGCTGCTGATCGTGACCGTCATCATCGGCCAGTTGGTCGTGACATTGAGTCCGAGGTATGCGGCTGGGCCTTCGTTGGTCAGCCACGTCACGCCACCCCCGCCCCCTCCTCCGCCGAGTCCGCTCGTGTCCAGCGACAAGACGCCGTTCGAGAGGGAAAGCGGAGCGTTGGCCGAGGTTACGCCGTTGGATATGGTGACGAAGGCGTCCCGGAATTGATCCAGATTCGGAACCCTGTCCGTCACGCCGTCCCACGAGGAGGCGTTATAGGCGCCGTTGGTGGTGGCCGAATCCCTGAGGATGGCCCACTGGGCAGCCGCGGTGGCCGCCTCCAGAAGGGCTCGACCGGCCGCCGTGGTGGTGGTGTTGGTGATGACCCCGGCGCTGTTTCGGTAGCCCATGTCGCCCGTCGTGGCCAAGGCGGTGGCCAGCTGGAGCAGCTCGATTCGGAACGCCTGCACGTCGACCCCCGGCACGACGCCAAGGTTGGTTCTCGCGCCAGCCGCGGTCGCTGCCCCGTGTCCTCCGCTTGCGAATCCGATTGGCGTCGCCGTCGAGAACGACGCGGCCGAGATCGCGCCCACATCGATGTCCCCGTTGAACGTCTGTTTTTCCGACCACGCATTCTCGGCGTTCGTGTTGGCGTTGCCAGTTCCGGCTCCGAGGAGCGCCTTGGCCACGAACTCGGTCGAGGCCGCCACCTTGTTGCTGGTCCCGGGGGCCTCGGTCGAGGCGAGGGTCAAGGGCCCGGTCATCGTGTCGCCCGACTTGGTCACGAAATTGGAATCCGGAACGGAAAACGAGAAATGCGACGGGTAGGCTCCGCCCGAGACAATGCTGACCGTAGGCGATCCGGTGACTTGGAACTTCAGCTTGATGACAGCGTAGAGGTTCGTCGTGCTGCTGTAGTCCGAGGACGGGAGCGAAAAGACCAGCTTGGTCGGGGTCGCCCCGGCATTCACGGTCTGGTAAGTCGGGGAGGGCTCGAACTCAAACTCCTCGCTCCCAGTTTCCGAGTTCACGAGATAGACCTCCGCCGTCACGGTCGCGGAGCCGGCCGTGTTCTCGTAGGCCCAGAACTCCACGTCCCACGATCCGGAGGCGATGCTCTTGAACGTATTCGTCGAGACGAAAGCCACGTAGTCGTTGGCGGCCGTCGTCGCGATGTTGTTCGTGGTTGCCGTGAGGATCGCGGATTGGCTGGCCCAGTTCGTGGACCGCACGACTCCCGACAGGGCGAACCCTGCGGCTGGCTCCTGGGTGAAGTAGAAGTGCTGGCCGCCGACGTTGTAGCTCTGGAGCTGCGCCAAGTTGACGAGCTGGGTGGCGTTCGTGGCCGGAAGCGCGGCGGTCAGCCCGCCGGCTTCTCCGCTCACGAGGGGTTGGAGCGCGGACGGGAGAACCCCCGTCGGAACCGTCCCGGACCTCAGCTCCGAGGCGTTCAGGTTCGTCATCGCAGCCGCGTTGTTGGTGGACAGCGACGCGAGTGCGCTCGAATACGCCTGTTTCCCGGAATCGAGCTCGGACAGCTTCTGGGCAAGGTTGGTGTCCCCGATCAAGACTGGGCCGTTGAAAGTCTGCGCCTGGGACCATGCGTTGGCCGCGTTGGTGTCTGCGTTTCCGTTGCCGGTTCCGCCTCCTCCGACCTTCTTCACGAAAGCCGTCGTGGCAAAGAGGGTGTTGCTGGAATTGTCATCGGGGGTGATCCCAGAAACGGGGATTGACCACGAAGCCGATGTTCCGTCCGACACGGTTAGCCAAGGGAATCCCACCGCCAGCGGGCCGCCGAATCCACCAGACCCTCCGCCCATCTCGAACTGGTAGCCATCGTAAGCCATCACGAACAGGGGGATTCCAGGGTTGTTCGTGCTCCCGACGCCGAGCTGACCGACGCCATCGGTGACGATGGCAAGGTCTCCGGTCATCGTGTCGCCGGCTTTGCTCACGACGTTAGTCGTGCGGGCGATCTCGGGTGGGATGGTGATGTTCGAAAGCCCCGCGCCATCCCCGATAAAGCTTCCGGAGAACGAAGGTGCGCTCATGGGGATTGACCACGAAGCCGCAACGCCGTCCGCCACGGTTAGCCAAGGGAATCCGACCGATAGGGGTCCTCCGAACCCACCTGACCCTCCGCCCATCTCGAACTGGTTACCGTCGTAAGCCATCACGACCAGGGGGGATACCGGGTTGTTCGTGCTCCCGACGCCGAACTGCCCGACGCCGTTGCCGATGATGGCAACCTCTCCGGTCACGGTCCCACCGGACTTCTGCAACGCGCCTCCGATTTCGGGGATCTCCCGCAGGAGGTTCGTCCGGTTTGCCCCGAAGAAGTTTGTGACGTTTGCGATCAGGCCGGTGGCCCATACCTGCAAGTTGCGGGTATAGGAACTGTACTGGCCGTAAGCGACGACGGCCGCGAATACGAGGGCGAACGGGATTGCCGGGAGAAAGCGCTTCATGATGCTGGGGTGTTGTTTAGGTCAACGCGGAGTTCGTAAACGGCCGGGGGTGCTGGCGCGCCGTCGAATGGCGGCGGAAGCTGGACTTTGACCAGGGTGATCTCGTGCCGGGTGCCGTCATCGGCAACGAGAAAGAGCCTGGTCACGTTGCCGGACTGCCCGAAGGCGGAGGTGACGGACCCGACAAGGCTGCCGAGGACGGACGCAATCGTCGCGAACGTGGCCCGAATACCCTTTTGGCCCGGGCGATAGCCGACCAGGTAATCGGTCCCCGTTGGAACTACGGCATCGAATTGGCTGAGTCGTCTCGACATGGTTTTGGGGGCGCCCTTGGCGCGCTATTCGGTCTCTTTTTGAATCGGAACGACATTGGCCTCCGGCTGCGCCAGCAAATGTCGAAGCACCTGGATGGCCCCGCTCGACATGAGCAGGTTGGCCTTCCTCCGGTTGAGCTCGGCCTCCATCTTTTGGACTTCGGCTTGTTCGGTTTCGTACTGGGACACCAGTGTCTTGAGGGTTTCTTCGGTTTTCTGTCTCATGGGTTAGGTCAAAGTAACTAGCGCGTGGTTGCAGGTGACATCCATTTCCATGTTGGTCTGGGCGTTATGCCAGGTCACATCCACAGCGACACCGCCAGTAGTGTTCAAGGTTCCACTGTTGGACGCTAGCTCGATGAACAGTGGCCGAAATCCCATCGTCGGGTATTCGTCGGAGCTGAACGGCTGTCGGACGGCGATCCTGCCCTTGGCGACATAGGCTGCGTTCGACCCAGGGGTGACGACGGTCAGCCATGCGTCCAATTCCCACCTCCAACCGTTTGGTTCATATCCGTCGTCGTCGGTCGTCGTGTAGCTCAATACGACCCCTCCGACCTTCACCCGCAGGACGTTGTTTGACCATCCGGATGCTCCGACCGTCGTGTAGGTTCCGGAAGCGACGATATGGATCATCGCGCCGGCCGTGAGGGCTCCGGACGGAATCGTTTTGCTTTCCCCGGACCGGATGCTGGCGATGAGGGTCGTCTCCGTCGTTGTGGAGTCGTCCACGTCCGTCTTGTTCGCCGATCCGAAAACGGGTCCACCCACCGAGGTCAGGGTCAGGGTCTGAAGCCCATCGTTGGGGCTTACGACCACGGACCCGGACCCCTGGATGATCGTTTTGTCCCGGTTGTAGACGTAGGACGCGATCAGCTGCCCGCCGATGTTCACGTCCGCGCACGTCATCGTGCCGGTCACCCCGAGATCCGCGTCGGCCGTGATCGAGCTCCCGCCAACCACGAACGGCGAGTTCCCGAGCACGCCAGTCTCCGCCCAGACCGGGATCCTCCCGGTGGTCGACGCCGAGAATCCGGCTGCGCTCGAAATGTCGGCGTAGGTGAGCTGCTTCCACTGGCCGCCGCCGGACAGGTTGCTGTTGCCGACCAGGACGTACGATGTGCCGGAGACTCCGGACCCCAGCCGGTTGACGCTGAACAGACCGGAGACGACGGCGGATGCGTCGTGCGTGTGGGACGCCGGCGCCGCCCCGAGGTAATCGCGGATCTCTCCCGTCGTCGCCTTTCCCAACATGGTGACGCTGACCCCCGAAATTCCGGAAATCTCCGACGCGGACAGCTGCCGCCACTGGCCGATGGTGCCATTGTTCATGAGCACCTTCCGGTTGTCCGACGGGCCGAAGCTCGACCCCAGGCGAGCCGGGTCGAAGGTCCCGGAGGTGACGTCTCCGGCGGCATGGGTGTGGTTCGAGAGCGCGAACTGGTTGGCTCGATACCCGCCGAGGAACTCGACGTTGAGCCCGGCGCACAGCGTCGATGGCGACGCGTTGACGAAGATCGGAGCCGATACCCCGCTGTCGATCGTTATGGGGGAGTCGAACTTCATGGCGCCCAGGTGTCGGTTTCGGTGTGGCCGCAGAGCATGAGGGTGTATCCCTTGGTGGTCACGAAGCCGAAGGTAACGGTGACGTTCGTCGCATCGATGACCATGCTCGCCATGACCACGCGCCCATCGGAATCGACGAGGGTCGCGATCAGCGCCGAATTCCCGTACCCGTGCGCGATGGTGTAGATCTGAGAGCCGGAGCTGAGGGTGATCTTGCGGAAGTGGGGGACCTGTCCGCCATGCGGGACGAACACGAGGGGGGCGTTCACCCCGGTCCCGCCCTTGGTGGTCGGGAGGATTCCGGAGAACGTGTTCCCGTTGGCGAGATCGAGAGCCCCGAACCCGAGCACGGAACCCGAACGACGGAGGACGTGCCCAGCAGTCCCGGCCGTGATCGACTGGGGCACCCCGACCCCGGTGTCGTACCGGCCGATGACGGTGTGCTGCGCGATGTCCTGCATCTTCGCGAAGTTGACCGCCTTCGATTCGATCCGGACAAACCCGGCCCCCTCGCCGCCGGCGGCCGCCACATCGCCCTGGAGGGTGACGAAGGTCGGTTCGTTGAAGGCGCCGCCCCCGGCCGCCTGGGCGAACTGCCAGGACGATCCGCCCGAGGACATCGACACCTGTCCGGTACCGTTCCCGTAAAGAAGGCCGCGCGCAGTCAAGGTCGCCCGGCCGGTGCCGCCGTTGGCGACCTGCAGGACGCCTTGGATGTGGGATCCGGTCGGACCCGCGGTCGTGTCCGCCGCGGTGTTGAGGTTCACCTTGTCCCAGTCCGGCTTGGTGGCGACGCCCTTCGAGATCAGAACCTTGCCGGTGGCGACCGCGGAAAGCAGGTACACCGGATTGGAAGCCCCGTTGCCAAGGGGGAGATCGCCGATCGCCAGAGAGCTCTGGCCGGTGCCGCCGTTGGCGGTCTGAAGCGTTCCGTTGACGGCCGCGGCCTGGTCGAGCTGGACTTTCCCGAAGGCTGGGGTGCCGTCCACGCCGGCGGTCAGGACCTCGTATTGAACCCCGGCATCGGTGAACCCCATCGTCGTGGTGCTGGTCGCGTAGGCAACCGCCTTCTCCGTGTACGCTCCGGACGTGGCGAAGTGGAACACGCGGCCGACGACGGTGAGGCCGTTGCCGGCGGAGTACTCGCCGCTCCCGCCGGTCTGGACGAAGGTGAGGCCGGTCGTCCCGACCGTGATCGGTTCGGCGGTCTGGAGAGCCCACTTGGTCCCGCCGTTGTCGTCACCCGTGGAGACGAAATACTCGTCGCCGGTGGAGACCTCGGCGTCGCTGTCGGCATCGATCGCCCGGGTCAGGACCCACTTGGTTCCGGCAGACCCGGCGTTCGTCACCGAGTAGACGCCGTTCCACTCCTCGTTCCCGCCGGACTCGTCCTTGACCAGAACGCGATCCGACGCGACGACCGCAACCCCGTCGATGGTCAGCGCCGCGTTGGCCGTCGCCGTGATGACGGTCTGCGCGCCGCCGACGGGCGGGTCATAGGCGGGCAATGCCGCGGCCGTGGCGACGCGAACCGGGGTCTTGGGGCTGACGCCGCTCAGAACTCCGAGAACCCAGCTCCGGCTCGCCGCGTCCTGGGCGTTGATCGGATCCCGGATGTTGGTGATCGTGTATCCGCCGAAGCTGATGTCCCCGGTCGGAGCGCCCCACGAGTTCAAGGCGATGCTCGAGGCGTCGACCGCCGAAGCTGTCCCGCCGACGTTTCCTCGAAGCAGCTTCCCGTTGGCGAGGGCAATGTCGCCGGCCGCCACGGTCAGCCCCGTGACATTCAGAACGACGGGAACCCCGGCCGTCTGGAATGAAGTCGAGCCGGCCGCCTTCCCACCCAGGGTCAAAGTGATCGCGTCGGAGAGGGCATCGGCTTGGCCCGCGACGCCGTTGAGGTACCCGACGAACACATCCACGGCCAACTGATCGCCGGTGACCAGGGCGAAGCCGTCACGGACGAAGGGTTCGTGCGGCGGATAGATCCCGTGCCAGACCGAGCCGTCGGACCATTCGGGGATGAGTCCGGTCGAGTTGAACCCGATCTTGCCACTGGGCCCGTTCGGGGCCGGGGTCGCGACCCAGTGATGGAGACGCACCCTCTTGATCTCCAAGTCGGAAAGGTCGATTGGGCTCTCGAATGTGAAGTCGGACATGGCTTAGGATAGGTAGGCCGTTCCGCTCCGCGCCGCCGCGAACCGGATCTCGGTGGTGTTGAGGTTGATCGTTCTGGTGGCGGCCGCAACACGAGTTCCGTCGCCGTTTTCGATGATGACGGACGCGACGCGCCCGAGGTTGTGCGTGATCGTCCAAACCGCAGCCGGCACGCCTTGGACGTGGGTATAACGGCCGACTGCCTGGATGGCGCCGAGATCCTTGAAGGTGACGAAGTTGTCGTCCGCATCCGGGCCCCGGGTCGAAAACGTGCGGTAAACGCCATGCCCATCGTCCGATTCGAGTAGATCCCTCCCGTTGTCGGCGAGATCCGGGGCGGCAACCATCTGCCACGACTGCATGTTCCCGTCGCTCTCGAACCAGTTCAGCGTGACCGCCGTATCGATCTCGTCCCCGGGCCACGCGAGCATTTCCGCGACGGTGTTGAAGATCGCGGTGGGGAGCAGGGGGTTGTCGAACACCCCGTCGTTCTCGTAGACCACCTCACCATCTTCGTCGTGGATGATCTCCCCGTCCTCGTCGGTGCTCGCGTTCGGGTACGTCCGGATGATCTCCCGGATCTGCTCGTCCGTTGGGGCTGGTCCCTGGGGGCCGATCGGTCCGGTTTCGCCCGGGGCCCCGCGGGGACCGGCTGGGCCGGCCGGCCCGCGCGGGCCAACCAGGGTGGTGCCCCCCGTGGGCGTCGATACCCCGGCCGTCCGCGGGCAGGTTTTCAGGACGTCGGGCACCGGAACTCCCGCCGGTGGCGCCATGACCTGAAACGCGACGGTGCCGGGTGTGCTCACTGGGAAGTGGGGGGATCGCCGGTGATGGTGACCGAATCCAGAACATCGCCACCCGTGCCGACGAATTCGAATAGGGCCTCGGTCGGACTCGCGGTCAGCCGCAGGTGGCCGAAGGCGACGATTCTCTCCTCGGACCCTTCGATCGGGGTGGCGAACTCATCGAGCTCGCCGGTGGCGCCGCCGCCGCCGGTGCCGACGACGAAATGCGTGCGCCCGCCCCATGTCCCACGCTCGTAGTTGTGGGAGTGCCCGGAGATCACTGCATGGACGTCCAGGTCGGAAACCCACCGAATCTCCTCCTTGCCCGGGGTGTAGCGGTCGCCGCTCGTGTAGGGGGAGTGATGCAGGACGACGACCTTCCACGTCGCGCAGCTGCGGGCGATGAGGCGTCGGATTTCCGCCCACTGCTTCGAACCGGCCAGGTTCCCGTCAGCCTCGACCGTCTCACCGGCCGTGTTGAACCCGGAGTTCACGACGAACACGTCCACGATGCCGACCGTTTGGACGTAGTAGCGACCGTTGCCGGGGTTCGCGAGGGCCTCCAGCATGGCCTCACCGTCGTCGCCATCGAGGTCGTGGTTCCCGAGGGCTCCTACGAGCTTCCCGTCGTCGAGCATGGCCTGATACGGGGCCAGGGCATCCTCGATTTCGGTCGGCGGGTACACGTTGTCCCCGGCCAGGACGATCATGTCGACGGTCCCGATCGATGCCGCGACGGCCGCCGCGTCGGAAAGGCCGGTGCCGGTGTCGCCGACGAAAGCGATGGTGGCCCCGGTCGAAGGCGCGGGGACTTCCACCGGCGGGTTGTACCCGTAGTAGTAGGCGATCTCGTCGCCCTCCTCCTCGCCCCGCGGCTGCTGTCCAAGCTGCCTGGACTCGTTGCAGGTCACGATCTGGTCCGCGAGGGCGTCCCGCCAGTTGCCGACTCGAATCGAAAGGTCGGAGGCGGCCCACGTCGTCCCGTACTCCCTGAGAATCCACAGGCGAACCAGACGGATGAAATCGGGATTGTCGGAGACGAGATCCGTGTCAGCCCAGGTCCGCTTGATGCCCGTCCACTCGACGACGACGGCCTCGTTCGACTGGATCCACGGGGCGACGATCAGCCGGTTGACACGAACGTCGAGCGCATAGATCCCGATCAGGGCCCGGCCGTTGGGGGAGTCGAGCACGCTCGAGGGATTGGAGAAACCCTCGTGCCCCGTCGGCATGGCCCCCTCGCGCGTGAGCCAGGCGTAGGTCGACCGGAATCGGGACATCCACTTCCGCAGGAACTGAAGGGAAACCGGGTTGTAGGGGACGGGGACGTTCCACCCGTTTCGGGCGTTCTCGATCGTGTAGACCCGATCGATCACGCCATCCGGCTTCGTGACGACCGTCGTGCCGTTCTGCACGAGGGTCGCGCAATGCGGGAAAACGTCGGTGTGCCCAACCTGCCAGCATTCGATCGAACGCTGGATCTCGATCATCGCCTCAACGAGGTAGTCGTTGAGGAGCGGGACGATGTTCTCGGGCGTGCCAAGCGGGAACGCTGAGCCCGGGGTGGTGTCCGTCCCGAAAAGCTTCTCTCTGAGTTGGGCGAAGGTCATTCACGGAGAGGGGGGTGGTGCCCCGGCTTTTCGAAGTGGAACTCGGGATGTTGGGTTGGCGGGTGCGGGGCGGGGAGCGGGAGCTGGCTCGGCGCCCTGATTCTCCGGCGGTGGTGGTGGAGGCGGCGGCGCCGGGCGGCTAACAGGAGGAGCACTTGGCGGCGGTGTGTTCGAACGAGACGGGACGCCCGACGTACCGGGCACGTTTGACGTTGGCGCCGAGGCCCCGCCGCCGAACGACTCCCGCTCCGGAACGTGAAACCTCGGCTGAAACCGCGTTTTTTTTTCCCAGGCAGCCATTTCGGCGGCCGTCACCTCGCGAATCTCTCCGCCGGTGCCCTGGGCGATGCTCCGGTCCAAGCACTGGAGAACGGCGGTTTCGTGATCGGGGACGGCAATCATCCCCTCGCCCACCCCGGGCCATCGAATCGTTTTGCCCTTGGAGCAGTAGAGGGGGATGTCCGGGGTCTTGGAAGCGAAGAAGCGCATGTTGGTCGCGCCCGCGAGGGTTGACCCCCGCGGGCGCTCCGTCAAACCAAACGGGTCAGACGCCCGAGATGATCGACCCGAAGTTGCCGACGACCAAACTGTTCGCAGGGCACTCCACAACGACGGTCGTGGTGGTGCTGGTCAGCGTGCGCCGGTAGGTCGGGTTCTCCATGATGGTCGAGAACGTGCGATCGATCCGCGCGAGGTCGTTCAGCTCGCCGACCCGGTAGACCTTCCGGTTCGAATTGAGAACCGCGGGGTAGATCGTCCCGCCCTGACCGAGATCGAGGACCATCAGGAACCGGCCGAGGCCGGCCGCGCCGACGCCGAACGGACTGTCCCCGTAGCCGAAGGCGTTGTAACCGGCGGCCGTGGCAAGGTCGTTGAACACGTCGTCGGTGATGAGGTTCACATACACCCCCGACGGCTTGTAGAGCTTCAGGCGGCGGAACGGGAAACCCCATTCCGAGAAGCCGGTCTCGATGTTGATCCGAGCGATGTCCCCGGTCTTGGCCTTCGAATACTCGATGAAGGCCGTCATGAACTCGTCCGCCGTGGTCTCGTCGGTGTAGATGTCGATCTCGTTGGCGGGCCGATTCTGGCTCCGCCGCGCGCGGACGATGTTGTAGATGTCCGTCTCGAGGAAGGTGTTGATCGGGAAAGCCCCGCCGGCGACGTCCGTCCACCGACCGCAATCGGCCAGCTGCGGCAGAATGCCGATCATGTTCGCCCGAAACGCCTGGAACTGGCCGCCGGTCCCCGGATCGACACCGGCTCCGGACAGGCTGTGGATCTTCTCCAGCCCGCCCCACTTATCGAGGGTCTGGTTGGGGCCAATGCGTTCGCCGAACAGAACGGAGTGCATCCACTGGCTCCGATCCTGCGCCTCGTCCTGGCGGTTGCGTTCCGCCATGGGGGTATCAGCGAAGATCCGATACCACTCGTTGTCCTCCATCATCTTCGCCAGGAACTCCTCGTAGGCACTGTCGATGGTCCGGGCGACCCGGCGAGTCTGGTACCAGAACGGCACCCGCTTCTCCAGGTTGACGTTGTGCATGTTGTACGCCCAGGACTCCACGTCGTGGACGTTGTTGATGCCGAGGAACAGGATGCCGAAAGCCGCCGCCGGATTTTCGGTGAAGGCCGCCCGGGCGTCGCCGGGACTCGCGGCGGTTCGCGGGGGCTGGTCCAGGGCGAGCTCGACATCGAGGGTGGTCGAGGTGTTGCGCCCGGCCTGCACGATCTTGAACTGCGTGATCCGGAAGGCTCCGCCGGGCCCGCGCGACATGATGTGGACCCGCTTCCGGGGCAGGAAGTAGTCGGGGTGCAACTCCATCGTGCCGCCGAAGCTCGACGCCACGGTGACCACCCGGTTGCCGGCCGCGGGCGAATCCGGAAGGCCGGGACCATCGTTCTCGCCCACGCCGTCTCCGGGGGCCGAGTACTCGCTTCCGGGCACGTTCGCCAGCGTGACCCAGTGATCCACGTTCCAGAACGACATCTGGCGGCCGAGGATGAACGGGGTGATGAGGGACGGACCGCGGGACGCCCGCTGAATGTTGATGAGCTGCCCCATCCCCGGGCGGTTGCTGCTCATGAGCCAGTCGTAGAACGAGGACCGGCGAATGCCGCACGCCTGCATCTCGATCTGGTGCTTCAGCAGGCTCTTGAGTTCGTGCCAGCCGGCGTAGGTGTCAGCCCCGGCCTGCCCGTAAAACAGGGCCTTGATCTGGGTCGGGGAGAGGATAGCGACGCGGGCGCGGGTTGCCGTTCCGGTCGTGTTGTAGGTGTTCTGGACGGCGACCTGGCAGGTGGTTTCGGCGAATCCGTTGCCCGTGATTCCTGCGGTGCGAGCGTTCAGAGATGGCCCCGTACTGACGGGGGGAATAGTGGGTTCAGCCATGGCGGAAAACTACGCCGCGCGAAACCCAGCTGGAATTGGACAACTTTGTCCCGTGCTTTGGACGGAATTGTCCTATTCCGGGCATAGTTAAATCCGCCTACCGTTCGGCCATGAACGCAACGCTCCCGCCCGAAGTCGCCGCGGCCTTGAAACTGGAAGTCGTCGGGGATCAGGCCGTCGTCACCGTCGAGCAGGTTCTTCCCGACGGGGGCGTTTTGGTGCGTACGGACGGGGCGGATATGCCGATGCCGGCCGCGCCCGCGCCCGGAATGATGTCCAACATGCCGGCCGGGATCAGTCGGTTGCCATCGCCGGTCTAGGCCGCGGCAAACGATCCGACCTTCTCCGTTCCGGGAACCTGGGGGCCGTCTCCCGCCAGAATCTCGTCCAGGGCGAACATCGAGATCGCGTAGCTGGTGGCATCGAAGGGGTGCTTCGCGGGTTGCTCCGGATCCAGAAAGGTCTTGGCGCCGCCTCCCGTGGCTTTCCGGAGCGTGGAGCACATATCGATGACGGCTGTGCACTGGGCGGAAACGACGAAGCGCCCCTGTCGCATCAGCTGGGCGATGAAGTTCACCCGCCGCCGCTGCCACCCCGGCTTTTTCACCTCGGCGCTGCCTTCGAGCAGGATCTCGCCTTCGGAAGCCGATTCGATGATCGCCGCGTCCGTCATGTCGGCATCGAGGGGCAAGTCCTTGCGCCGAATCGCCGCCCGGAATTCGAAAGCGGAGCTGTCGGAGTAGTGGCGCCAAACGACCTTGAATCCGGCCATCTTCTCGATCGCCCGCATTTTCTCCAGAACCAGAACGGTGAACTCGTCGATGGAGGTGGTGCCCCGGGTGATAACGAGTTCGTCGATGACCCGAAACGCTACTTCGTCGTCGATGTAGACCGGCTGAAGGCAGACCCAGGCGTGGTTCGCGTCGCCCGGATCCCACCCGGACAACAGGAGCGGCAACCCACCCTCCAGGACGGCTTCCTGCGTGTCCACCGGCGGGATTACCTCCCACTCCGCTCTGTCCTTGTGGTCGCAGGTTCCGGCGACGTGCAGGTTCCGCGTGAAGATCCCGCTGAAAACGCCCGTGACCACGCCGTCGATCCACTCGGAATTGACGAACCGCCTGTAGGCGAATCGATCGTGCGCGTACTGGGCGATGATCTGCGCCCGCAGCCCGGGGTGGAGGAATGTGTTCGACTCGATCGGGAACCTGAAAACGCCCATCTGCTGCTGGCGCGCCTTCACTGCCTCGATCGTCTCCTCGGTGAAGTAGTCGGGCCATTCGGTCATGACCCGCTCTCGGAAAAACACGTCGTAAAGCCAGTGCTGGGTGCCCTCGTCCGGAGGGTTCGTGTCGACGAGCATCGCCGTTTCCTCCCAGGGAACGGTCGGGAGTCGGAGTTGGCCGAGGGCCGTGTCGAAAATGTCTCGGGCCTTGGCGTCCTTCGTGTCCTTGTAGAGGTGCCCCTCGGAGAGCCAGACCATGCTCCACGCCGTGGACATCAGCTTGTCCTTGGCGTCGGAGGGGTGCTCGATCGGGAACAGGACCAGTTGGCTCTTGCCGCCGAATCGGTTGTAGATGCTCGCCGTGTGCATCTTGGTAACCGAATTCTCCCGCGGCTTTTCGGCCCACCCGAAGTCAGCCTTGTCGCTCCCGATTCGGGCATTGACCCACTCGTCGAAGATGACGCCGGTCAACTCGGGCCAGACGCCCAGCGACCCGGTTCGGGTCGTCTTGGTGATGATCGCGATGCGCGCCTGATTCCGCCAGGCGTGCTTCATCACCGTGTGTTCAACTCCCCACGTCTTTCCTGAAACGCGAGCCCCGTAGGCCATCCGAAGCCGCTTCGTCGACCGATAGTACTCGCGTTGGAGATCGGTCAGGCTTGGTTCCCACACCCAAATTCCTCCATGGCCTTTCGGCCGATCTCGATCAGTTGGCGGCGTGTCAGAGGCGGAGCCGTCGGGTTTCGGATCTCGTGGATTGCTCGCAGAGCCGAGACGACGTGCTCATCCGTTTCGCCCCAGCGAACCCGGCGGATGATCTCCGGGGTGAACTTGAGATTCCAGAAGGAGAGGCCGCAAGCCTCGCACCACCGGACAGCCGTATCGACGCGCCACTTCTCCCAAGGGACCTTGACCAGCCTATCCAAGTTGCGCCGGGTGATCCCGCAACGATCCGCCTGCTGCTGCAACGGAATGCCGCAGATGACCCGGACTGCCTGGGGTGGGATTTCGGGCTTCAATCGGAGAAGAACGAGTTCGCCGGCCCGCGCGGCACCGGGGGCGACCCGGTATTCGGCCCGGCTACCGGCCCAGTCCCGCCCGACGGAGGCCGAATGTACGACGGAGGCGGGGGGTCGGCATGAAGAACGCTCGGCTTGGGCGCGGGCGGCGCGGGCGGCGCGGGCGGCGCGGGCGGCGGCGGCGGGGTTTTCTTCGAGACCCAGGTCTTGTGCTCCTGAATCGCCCCATTCAGCTCGATCCCGTAATCCCGAAGGATCAGGGCCTGCATTTCGGCCGGAGCGTACCGAAAGGTCCAATGCCGCTGCTTTTCGATCGGAGAAAGGCGTTCGTATTCGTGCGCCGCAACGTATTGCCGCCCCGCACCGTCGAGCCGTTGCTCCTTCGGGAGCTTCTGGATTTCAGCGTCGTAGAAGCGAACCCGATCCATGACCAGGGCGTGGACCGGATTCGACGCATCGGGGGTCACGGGGGAGCCGGGAGTCAGAAGCTCGACGACGGCTGCGCTGGCGGCTCCGGCGGCTCTCGCGACGGGTTGCACCAAGTAGGCCAGGGCCGGGTCCTTCTCGCGGAGATCCGTCACGCTCGCCGCCGCGGGGTCAGCCAACGCGATGATGTGCTTCTCGCCGGACGATGCAGCCTCGCCGGCCACCGCTTGAATGGGGGCGCGCATTGCCTCGGCCCTTTCGGCGGCCAGGCGTTGCTCCATCCTGCGCTCGGTCAAAACCGCCTGCTCGCTTGCCAGGATGAGGCTGTCGTCCAATCCCTCCGGGGCGTTGTTCTCCTGCCACTCGTCGTGCGCCGAATCCTCCGGATCGAACTCCTTTCCCGGATTCGCCTGCTCCCACGCCTTCCGGTACGCGGCCTCCTTCTCCATGTACTGGCGGTACTCCTCCCCCAACTTGCGCCCCGAAAACGCGGGGTGCGCCTCGAGACGCGCGACGGCATCCAGCCGAAGCTGAACGATCGGGTCGACTTCGGCGGTCGGCGCCGGCGGTGGGGGCGGTTGGGGCGCCGGGGGGGGCGTCGTCAGCAGCCGTTTCGCGGTTTCCTCGGCGATCTCGTCGGCGACCCGCCTGGGGGGACGATCCGCCGCCGGGGGCTGGGGGGCTGGGTCGCCGGGGGCCGGGGCCGGCGGCGGAGGCGAGGCGGCGGGTGGCTGGGGGGAAGCCGGGGGTACCGTGGCGGCGGGATCTGCGGGAGCCGCGGCCGGGGGCGGGTCTGCGGACACAATCGGAGCGTCATCCGGCCCAGACGAAACCCCGAAAAAAGACCGAACATCGTGGACGTCGTTCCGTTGGGGCGGCGGAATCGGCGGAACCGCGTACAGGGGCTCGCTCACGAGGAAATGATTGTCCTATCAGGACAACCGTGTCCAGCGTTGCGGGGGGTGGATTTGAACCACCGACCTCCGAGTTATGAGCCCGGCGAACTGCCAGCCTGTTCTACCCCGCACCACCGGCAAGGCGGCAAATCTGCAATCCCTCGATGGGGAAGTCCAGATCGCGAACGTCGGCGCCGATGAACTGATCGATCGCGCGGGCGCGAACCAGCTCAACCATCCGAGTCAAAACCGCGTTCCGACTCTCCTCGTCCATCCTTCCGATCTCGTCGAGGATCACGATCTTGAACTTGGCCTGGGCAGAAATCGCCACCGAGAAGGCCGCGTACGCGATCGACTCCTCGGTCCCGGAAAAAGCGGTGTGCGGAATCCAGGATCCAATCGAACTCTGGCACCCCTGCCTGCGATCCGCCTCGGAAACGCGGCGCCCAAGCTCTCCGTCCACCATCTCCAAGGGGGAATTCAGAATCCCGTCGGTGAACAACGCGGTGGACGCAAGCACCCGGCTGAATGCGGTGTCGATGTGGTTTTGCTGGAACTGGACGAGGGCCCGCACGATGTCCGACGCTCCGGTCTGCTGCGCCATGGCGGCGGCCGCCAGCCGCTTCGCCTCCTCCCGCTTCACGGAGTTATCCTGATACGCGATCCAGCGCGCCTGCGCCTCCTGGTAGAGCGCCAGCTTGGTCTCGCCGGTCTGGATGGCCTTGCGAATCGAAGCCTCAATGTGCCCTTCGGGGTCCGGGTCGGGCTGAACTCCCTTCCCGATGATCTCCTGGTGGCTCTTGATCTGCCGGCGAAGTTCGGCCTCGCGGGCGGCCGCGGCGTCGTGCTGCTTGCGGCGATCAGTCGCTTTCTGGACCTCCCGCGCCCACTCGTCGGTCGCCAGGGTCAAAGCGGTCAGGTCCGGAGCGGTCTCGTGCTCCGCCAGAGCCTTGGCCGCGTCCCGGGCTGCCGGCCATTCGGTCGATCCGCAAACGGAACAGGGCACGTTTCCGCGCGCCTTCCGCGCCTCGAGGCGGGCTCGCGAGGCAGCGATTTCGGCCGCCCGCTCCTTGATCGACCGAAGCGTCTCGATCCACGCGGCGAAGTCGTGACGGTCGCGACGGTTCCACATTTCGACAGGTGGAAGGCGCCAGAATCCCGGATGGGACTGGACGGTGTTGATCGCGGAAATCAGGGATCCTGGCATGGGCACGAGCACCGGCGGCGGCTCCCCTTCCAAGGTCATCATCGCGAGCTCGCCTTCCATTTGGGCCACGGCCGCGCGGAGCCCCTCGACCACCTTGGCACTTTTCTTCGACGACTCCTTCAAGGCCACGAGGGTGCCCAACGCGGTGTTTGCCTTCCCGAGTTCCTGCTGGATCCCGTCGATCTCCCTGTCGTGGTTCTTGGGAAGCTCGTCGAGCGGGGTGCTGAGAACCGCCATGGCGGCCGTCTGCGCTTCGTATTCCCTCTCGGCAGTTCGGGCCAACAACTTGGCCCGCTCGACTCCCTTGGCGATCGCGACCGTCGGGGGGAGATCCGCGGCGAAGGATGCGACCACCTCCGAGACCACCGAATCCACGACGTGGCGCGGGCAGGCAGGCGCCTCCTCACGGATGGCGTGTTGAATCGCCGATGCCGTCACCGTCTCGGTTCCGCAGGCTTCGAAAACCGCCTTCGTCCGTTCCGCCCGCGTCATCGCGAAGAACTGGCGCGGATCGACCAGGACTCCGGGGAGCCGGATTTCCGTGGGGGTGCCGACCGAAGCGCGCACGCTCCCGCCCGCGCTCTTGACCCAGGACGATTCGAACGGCCGACCCCAGTCGGGTTCCAGCGACACGTACAGCGTGCCGGCCCCCTCCGGAACCGGCGCCAAAGCGGAGTAGATGGACTGCCCGGTTTTCCCGATTGGCTGCGGCATGAAGCCGCTCAGCCCCAGGCGCAGAGCCGAAAGCAGAGCTGTTTTTCCGGAGAAGTTGGGGCCGACAATGAGGGTCGCGGGGCCGAGGTCGATGCCCCGCTCGTACCCCTTCACGTTCGTCTTGATTCGGGTGATTTGCACGACTTCGTGATACTTCGTGCGACTTCTGGCGTCAATCCGAGAGTCCCTTTACGCAAACAGTTTTTGGGATTGACGCCCCGGCGAGGCGCAACCATAGGATTCAACCCGCGATGATCTCTCCTGCAATCACCCTCACCTCGACATCAATCCGCACGATGGCAAGCGGCGCAAGTTCGGCCGTGAGTCAGTGCGTTATCGACGCCGGCGATCAGATTGCCGCGGACGCTGCGAAGATTCTTCGCTCGACGCCCGACGAAAAGGCGCCGGTCCTCAAACTCAGTTGCGCGATCAGCGTGGACCTGCGGACCGGAGGCATGACCGTGAAGCTTTCAGGAGGCACCAAGTTCAAGGTCTCCTGCTCCCAACAGCTCGAACTCAACCTGTAGAAAAAAAAGGCCCCCCGCTGACGAGGCGGGGGGGCGACGAACCCGAAACACTGACGACGACGACAAAGGAAAAACCCGAAACACCATAAAACGCAATGAAAATCCCACCGCCAACCGAGAAAGAGTTCGCGCTTCACCCCCCCTACACCGGCCCGGCCGTCTGCGTGGACGTGACGCCGCTCAAGAAAACCAACACGCCCTTCGGCGAAAAGGAAAAGTTCCGTCTCGTTTTCGAGACCGGCCATTTCGACGAAGCGGGCAACGTCCTGGGCGTCTGGTCGACAGGCTTCGTTTTGAGCCTCCACGAGAAGTCGGGGCTCCGCAAGTTCGTCAAGCAGTGGTGGGGCCGCGACCTCACCGAATCGGAACTCCAGAACTTCGACACCGACTGCTTGCTGGGCCAAAACGGATTCATCGTGGTCACCCATTCGGTCAGCGATGACGGCAAGACCACCTACGCGAACATCGCTTCGTGCACGCCTTTGCCGGCGAACGTCGCCCCCATAAAGCCCTCGGGGAAGTTCAAGCGGATGCAGGACCGGCCCAAGTCCCCCGGATCCAGCTACCGGAGAACGGACCCGGGTGCGGCTCCGGCCGAAGATCCGGGCAAGGTGTTCCTCGATACCAAGGTCCACCTCGGGAACGCGGCCGGAACCCCGGTTCGCGATCTCAGCATCGAGCAGATCGACAAAATCGCGGAGCGTTGGCTCCCGGGCGCGAAGGCCAACCCGCACGCCAGTGCCGACGACAAGCGGCTGGTGGCCGCGATCGAATGGGTCCTCGAGGAGCGGAAGCACGAGGCTGCGTCCAAGGCCGCGACGCCTCCGCCGGATGACTTCCCGTTCTGACGATCACCTGGATTTGGACCCGCCGCGCACGGGGCCGCTCCCATCAGCGACCCCAGAACTCCAAAGCGCGACCCTTGGTGGAGGGTGCAACGGAGCAATAGCGGGCCCCCTTTTCAACTGACGACCCCATGATGAACATCTTCGACATCGAGACGGGCCCGGTCCCGGAATCCGAACTGGCCAGGGTAAGGCCGGAGTTCGTTGCGAACCGATCGTACAAAGACCCAGCCAAGATCGCCGCCGATCTGGCCGAGAAGGAGGCTGCATGGCGGGAGAACGCGGCGCTCTCTGCGGTGACCGGCCGCGTTCTCGCCATCGGAATGATGGACGCCTTCGGCCACATCACCATCGCTCACGATCCGGCTGACGAGGCGGGGGTCATTCGCCGGTTCTGGCTCGAGATCACCAACACGTCTCCGCCTTATCGGGCATCGGGTTGGGTCGGGTTCGGGATCTTCCACTTCGATCTTCCGTTCCTCATCCGGAGGTCGTGGAAGCTGGGGCTAAGGATCCCGCCCATCCGCAACGGGCGCTACTGGTCCGAGAAGTTCGTGGATCTGCGAGAGGTCTGGCAGTGCGGCGACCGGGAGTGCGGCGGGAGCCTCCTGTCGGTCGGCCGGTTTCTCGATCTCCCCGAACAGAAAACGGGAAGCGGCGCCGACTTCGCGCGGCTTTACCTCGACGAAACCACCAGGCCGGAAGCGATTCGCTACCTGGAACAGGATCTGAAGGCAACCAAAGCGCTCGCCAACCGACTCTACCAATGAAAGTCCTCGACGGCCTGATCCGGCCACCCGTTGCCGACGTGGATGCGGCGTTCATTGAATCGGCGAACAACGGCGACAACATCTTCCTCACCGGCATGGCCGGCACCGGAAAAACGACCCTGCTACGCAAGTTCCTGGACCAGGGAAGCGGTCGGGTCGACATCACGGCCCCCACGGGCGTCGCCGCCCTCAACGTCGGCGGGACCACCATCCACCGTTGGTGCGGCATGATGCTCGGCCCCCAGGGCGACACCACCAACGAGGATTACTATCGCTGGCTGCAAGATCAGCCCTACCGCTCCATCCGGCGCGGATTCGACCGGGTGAGGTGGTGCCAAACGCTCGTGATCGACGAGATCTCCATGCTCCCGGGAAGGCAGCTGGAGTTCATCGAGTGGCTCTTTCGAAAGCTCCGGAGAAACGACGACCCGTGGGGTGGCGCCCAGGTGATCGTGGTCGGCGACTTCCTTCAACTACCGCCGGTGCGGAAGGGGGAGAATGTCCCGTACGACTGGGCCTTTGCTCACGACGTGTGGAAAGCCTCCGAATTCAAGCCGGCAATCCTTACGGAGATCCGGCGCCAGAACGAAGTGAACTTCATCCGGGCGCTGAAGGCCACGCGCTCCGGGAACTTCGACGACGTGACCCGCGGAATCCTCCGGGATCGGATCAAGACGCATCCCTCGGCAAACATCCCGCGCCTCTACACCCACAACGTCCAGGTCGACAAATGGAACGCCTTCATGCTCGGGGAGCTGGATGGCGAGGTCATCGTTTCCGAGGGCATCCCACACGGTGACCCGAAGAATGTGAAGTTCATCGCCGATAACCTGATCTGCCCCCAGCGGCTCGAGCTGAAGATCGGCGCCGTGGTGATGACCACCATCAACGAGAAGGACGGGGCCTACGTCAACGGCTCACTCGGAACCGTCGTCGATGTGGTCGGTGACCTTCAGTTCCCGTCGGCGTTCCTCGTGAAGAAGTTCGGGATCGGGGATGTCGTCGAGGTTCGGCCGTTCACCTGGAAGCACGGGAAGCCGAACGAGGAGACCTACGCCGAGTACACCCAGTTCCCGATGCGCCTCGCGTACGCGATGACGATCCACAAATGCCAGGGGTTGACCCTCGACACCGCCTACATCGACGTCCGCGCGGCGCGCGAGCACGGGCAGGCCTATGTCGCCCTGTCGCGAGTCAGGACCCTCGACGGACTGCTCCTGAAGGAGTGGTTCAATGGGGTCTACGTCTCGGACGAGGCCGTGAACTTCTACCGGGACATCGGAGCGTCATGAATCTGAAAAACTACACCTCCGGGGTCTCGTCGGACGTTACCATCGCCCGGATCGAGCGATGTCTTGCGGACGCCGGGGCTACTGGGATCACGAAGCAGTACGAAGGCGGAGTAGTCGTCTGCATCGTTTTTGAAATCAGCTTCATCACTCCAGGAACGGGGAGCCTGAAGATCCGGCTTCCGGCCAACGTGGATCAATGCCGGGAGGCGTTCTGGAGGGACCATTGCCGAACCAGATCCGCGCGTTCTAGGAAGGAGAAGGCGGACTTCACCGAGCAAGCCGTCCGCACCGCGTGGAAGCTGACTCAGGACTGGGTGGAAGTTCAGATGTCCCTGATTCGGCTGAAGCAAATCGACACGATGCAGGCGTTTCTTGCCTACGTCTGGGATGGGCGATCGACGTTGTACGAGAAGATCCGCGAGGGCGGATTCAAGGCGTTGCTTCCACCTCCCTCCGAATGAGCACTCGCTTCGTCCCGCCCATCGAGAAGTCGCGCAAGCGGAAGCCGTACCGGCGTCCGGGCGACAAACAGGAGACCTACGTGGTTTCCGGGACTGCTTTTGTTCCAGTGCAGTGTCAGATGCGAGTCGTGGCGTGGAACAAAATCGACGCGGAAAACGAGGCTGCCGCCATCTGGCACGAGAACTTCCGCGGGCGTCACAAATGGGTTGTCCCGGGGACGATGGACGAACGGCATCCCAACAACTGGGCCGGCTACGCCGAAGTCGAGGGGTCCAAATGAGTGCCCCGGATCCGCGATGCCGCGAAGCGTTCGAGTGGCTTCGCGGATTGTGCCAAGGCTTTGCCCTTGCTGGAAACACGAATGCCGCAACCAACGCCGCCGTCCTCGGCGGCGAACTCGTTCGCCTTCGGAAGATCGAAGCCGCGGCCCTGAATCTGGATTCCTGGCTCTGGCAGAACACCGGGTCGACCGCGGACTGGCCCGTTTCCATCACCACCGACGACCCCGAGGTGGCGACCGTGCTGGTTTCCCTGCTCCAGACCCTCAGACGCGCCCTCCATGACGATCCCCCCGCCGCCCCAAAGCCCCCCGGCTGCTGACGTAGATCCCCTCTCCATTCTCCTCGAAAAAGGCTTCCAGGTCCGATCCATCGGCGCCCCCAACAAGTTCCACCGGATCGCCCACAACTGCGCCCCGGGGAAATCGAAGGCCGCCTTTTACATCGTCCGGAATGAGCCGTTCCCTCGAGGAAGCTGTGGCTGCTTCCGATGCGGGCTCAGGTTCAGTTGGTCCGGCCTGGGCCGCCCCCTCACCCCGGAGGAACAGGCGGCGGTCGACAAGGCCGACGAGCTCACGGCCCGCCAGCAACGGGAGATGCAGGAGATCATCGCCGCGGGCCTCGCGATCATCTACGCCGACCTTCCGAGTTGCCCGCCCGATCACCCCTACCTCGTCAAGAAGGGCATCCAGCCACACGGAGCCCGCATCTTCCTGGATCACGTCGTCATCGCCCTGCGCGACGTGGCCGGGAAGATCTGGTCGACCCAGGGGATCGACAAGGACTCCGCCAAGAGGTTCGAACCGGGCGCCCGGGTCAAGGGGTGCTTCTGGTCGATCGGCAATCTGCAGGAGGCGGCGCAGATCCTCGTCTGCGAGGGCTACGCGACCGCCTGCACGCTCCACGAGGCGACCGGGCTGCCAGTGGCGGCCGCGATGTTCGCGAACAACCTGCTGCCCGTCTGCAAGGCCATCCGCAACGCCTACCCGCGGACCCCGATCACGGTCTGCGCCGACTCCGACCGCCATACCAAGGACAACCCAGGCCTCGCGGCGGCCGATGACGCCGCCCTCTCGATCGGCGCCGTCTGCGCCTCCCCGGACTTCAAGGGCTACCCGGACGATTCCAGCCACACCGACTTCAACGACTTGGCCCGCGTCCACCCGGCCGGCAAGGAGCGGGTCAAGGAGATCGTCCTGGCCGCCGTCCCGCCGCCGCGCCCAGTCCTCTATTACAACTCCTCGACCAGCCGATGGTTCAGCCTCAACGGGCACGAGTTCATTCAGGTGGATCAGGGCGCCGTCGTCCGCCGCCTCCACATCAGCGGGGTGAGCAAATTCACGAAGGACGGATCCCCGTCGGCCATGGACGCGGAGCTCGACCGCCTCACGCACGACGATTCCGTCCGCTACGCCGGCCCGGTCGCCGGCTGGCCCCGCGGGGTCCACATCATGAACGGAACCCGCGTCCTGGTGACCAAAGGCTATTGTCTGCCGGAGCCCGGCCCAGGGGATTGCAGCACTCTCGTTCGGATCATGCAGGACGCGATGGGGGCGAATCAGGCCCTACGGTACCTGCTGTGGCTGAAGGTTGGGCGAAATCGCCTCCTGCGCCGCCAGTGGCATCCACACGCTGCCTGCGCCCTCGTCGGGGTCAAAAACTCCCTCAAATCATTCCTCTGCGCCCTCGCAAAAGAGGTTCTCGGCGGACGAACCGCGAAGCCGGCCCAGTTCATGCAGGGCGTTACCCCGTTCAACTCCCAGTTGTTCGGGGCGGAACACCTCAACTTCGAGGACGAAACCCACCGGCGGGATGCCGCCTCGCGCCGGCATTTCGGCGAGTCGCTCAAGTCGATGCTGTTCTGCCGCGACGTGGAATGCCACCCGAAGCATGGCGTCCCGGTGATCCTTCAACCGTTCTGGGCGATGACGATCTCCCTCAACGACGACCCGGAACACCTTCAGGCGCT